ATCCTGCACGTCTGGGTCAGTTCTTGCGCCTCAATCGTAGTCTCTTTGCCAACCGTGAGGATTGCATGAAGCTGGTTTCATTGCTGAAAAACTTTACGGCTAAGGCAAAGAGCCAGGTAGAGAAACAGCGTGATCCATCTGGATCAATGGCTGATGTTTACCGTCAGGAGGTTGAGAGCAACCTGCCTAAGAGCTTCGATCTGAATCTGTCTATCTTCAAGGGTACACCAAAGGTAACTGTTACCGTTGAGTTTGATCACTATCTTACTGATGGTGACTGCCTCCTGCTTCTGGTTTCACCTGGTGCAAACGAGGCTGTTGAGGATTTCCGTGACAAGTGCATTGATGATGTGCTCGACCAGATCAGAAAGATTGCTCCAGAGATCTCAATCATGGAGAACTAACCAGATTTCCTAACCGCTGGAGGTGTGGGTACGCTTGCACCTCCAGCATTAAAAAGCATATAATATGGCTAAGAAAAGAATCCAGATGATGCCTTTCGACACATCCGACTGGCTAAGATGCCCAGAGTTGAAAGTGCTATCCCCAGACATAAGAGGTTTGTGGATGGATATGCTATGCTATATGTGGGAGAGCGTGGAGCGTGGTGTGATGGTGAAGCCTACAGGTGACATATACACCCAGGATGAGATTGTGAAGATGCTGGGTAATGATGCCTCAGGATCTGATACCTGGCTGGATCAGCTGATCATCGGAGGTGTGTGTGGTGTACGTGCTGATGGAGCCATATACAGTAGGCGCATGGTGAGGATGGCAGAGATAAGCCAGAAAAGACGTGAGGCTGGCTTGAAAGGTGGCAGTACTACAAAGTCTAAGGTGTTCTATCATAAGCAGCCAGAGCCAAATGAAAAGGAACCAGTACAGGCTGAGCTGCCTCTGGATATACCTGAGCCAGAAACACCACCACCGCTGACACAGGAGCAAGTTGAAAAGGCTGCAAAGGCTAAGAAATACAAGTATGCCGATTGTGTAACCCTTACCAGGGATGAGTACGCTAAGCTCTGTGAGAGCTATGGAGAGGATGCCGCTAAGCGTATGATAGAGATCCTGGATAACTATAAGGGTTCCAAAGGCAAAAAGTATAAGAGTGATTATAAGGCCATCCTTAACTGGGTGGTTGATAGGTATAACGAAGAGTTAATGAAGTATGGAGATCAACGGCAAGTCAGTTTCTCAAATGACAACCAGGGAGGCTCTGGAGATCATCAGGGATCATCAGCAAAAGCAGTTCAAGCTGAGCCAGGAAAGGGCACAGCAGGAAAGGCTAAAGCACAGAAAGACTATTCTGAGAGGTTTTAAGTACAACCTGGAAGATGAGGATGAGTATAAGATCCATGCAAGCCTGGTGAAAAGCATAGGTGACAACTATATGCTGAGGGAATTTTCCTCTTACCAGATAGATGAGCACAATGAGAAAGTTCTGAGGTTCCTACTCTACTATTTCAATGGATGCCCGCTTGCTGAGAGTGTTTTTCCAGATGAGAACTACAGGATCTGTAAGAATCTTATGCTGATCGGAGAGCCTGGTACTGGTAAAACGATGATCATGCAGATCTTCGCTGACTACCTCAGGGCTACTGAGAATGAGAATGCCTTTCGTAATATCAGTATGACACAACTGATGAACTACTATAAGATCAATGGCCATATTGACCGCTATACGTTCAATGAGCTGGCTGATCCGAAAGCATTTGAGGGCAATCCGTTCAATATATGCCTGAATGACCTGGGACTGATGACTGAGAGACAGCAGAGCTTTGGCACTCTTCTTACACAGATTACTGATGAGTTCCTGTTTGCACGCTATGAGATCTATCAACAGTTCAGCAAACACTATCACATAACAAGCAACCTGACAGTGAAAGATCTGAAAAGCCGCTTTGAGGATCGCCTGGTAGATCGCTTTAAGAGTTTCAATGTTATAGAATTACACGGTGAAAGCCGTAGAAAATAAACTAAGTAAATATGCAACTGATTTCAGATTGGAACAAATTACGTGACCTGTCACATGAGACAGCCAAACGTCACGGCTTCTGGGATGATAGCCCAAGTGATAACCATTTCCTCTGTCTGATAGTCTCTGAGCTGATGGAGGCTGTGGAGGCAGACAGGAATGAAAGATACGGAAACCTCCAGGCAATGGTGGCTATAGTGGATCAACAAGCAGCGTCTGAGTATGGTATCACAGATGAATGGATGAGTTTCTGGTTTAAGACATACTTTAAGGAAAGGGTTAAGGATAGTGTTGGTGATGAGCTGGCAGATGCTATCATCAGGATCCTGGATCTGGCTGGAAAGCACAATATAAACCTGTCTGGCATTATGCTAACGGAAAGTAAGATCTCAAAGGATAAGAGTTTTACTGAGAATATCCGTACCATTGAAAAGTATCTTTGCCAGGATGGGTTTAGTCTGGATGAGAAACTGAATTACGCTAAACAGGAGATATGCAATTATGCTGAGCTCCTGGGTATCGACATTATAACACACATCAATCTAAAGATGATGTACAACAAAACCAGAATCGTCAAACATGGAAAAAAGTATTGATTATGGCACAGAAAGAACAGAAACGTAAGGTGATTATCACCTTTTCAAAGAAATTCCCTCCAGGCCATCCCAGGGTGGGTGAACTGACTGGATTTGAGGGTAAGCTGAAAGCTGGCACTAAGATCCACACCATCAGATCCGATCAGAAAGGATGGTGGGATAAGTGCTATGAGGCGATCAACTCAGGGAGAAAGTACCTGAGCCTGAGAGAGTGGACTGGCAGACCGTACAACTCAGAGCAAAGGACACTGGGAGAGGTAGATAAGATCGGGCTGCAATCAATCACAATGACCTACTCCAGTGAGGATGAGCTGCCTAAGGCATGGGTGGACGGTAAGGAGGTTTCCGTTAAGCTCCTGGCTCAGAATGACGGATTGAGCGTGGAGGATTTTGTGAGTTGGTTCTTTTCCACTCCACTCTATAAGAGCAACGTATTTGAGGGTAAGATCATTCATTTAACAGATTTCAGATATTAGTTATTCTATGGAAACAAATGCAACAAAAAGAACGGATCTCTTTTGGATAGATCCGAGAAACATTGACATCCAGGATGGTTTCAATGTTCGCAGGGAGTTTGACCTGGATGAGCTGAAAGAACAGATCAAGGCTCAGGGAGTTCTTAACCCAATCACTGTGATCCCCTATAAGGTGGATGGTAAGGAGCGTTACAAGCTGGTGGACGGTGAGAGACGATATAGGGCTACTATGCTGGCTATCCATGAGGGTGCTGATATTCCATACATCAAGGCTCTAAAGGCTCCAAAGGATGCAAAGCCTGAGGATCTTTATATTGAGCAAATGATGAGGAATGAGGGAAAGAAATTCACTGAGTACGAATGTGCTATCATGTTCCAGAAGTTCAAGGATGAGTTTGGCTACAGCCAGGTACAGATAGCTGACAAGTTCAAGAAAAGCCCAGCTTTCATAAGCAAGTGCCTTTCCCTGCTGGATCTGCCATCAGAACTACAGGAAAAGATCGTATCAGGTCAGCTTTCGGTTAAGGCTGCAAGGGAGATCGCTGGAAGCTATGGCACAGAACAGGAACAGGTGAAAGCTGCCAGATCAGCCGTGAAGTCGGCACAGAGCGAGGGTAGATCAGTAGCAACCAATAAGGAGGTTCTGAATGCCCTGAAAACGTCTAAGGAGGCCAAACAGGTAGCGGAGGCTTTGCGTACCCTCTGGGCTTACATGGATGGTGATACGGTTATTGACATTGACATGATGGCTAAGCTCCTGGATAAGCATGAGAGCATTATCAAGGCTACCAGGGAGTATAAGGCGAATAAACCAGGTAAATAATGAAGATCCTGACGTACTACCAGAACACCACACCATGCCCATACAAGCCTGGTGTGGTGATCCTAAGCTCAGAGTGCAAGGGATGTGAGTACTATGATGGAGAGTGTATAACGCAACATATCAGGTGCAAACATAGTTAGCAGCTGTGGCAATGGTACCAGGAGTGTTAAATTTGTAAATTACTGATAATGAGCGAGAAACGCAAGCCAATAGCAAAACTATTTGCCGAGAGAAACGGCAAAAGTGCAAAGGTTGAGATATTCCCAGCATCCCTATTCAGCCAAAGGGTTTTGGGCTGGAGGAAACCATCAGACAGGGTGTTTCGCCTGAGGGTAAACGGCAAATGGTTCCCAAAGGGTGATGTGCGTTTTTTCAATCGTACTGAGATTAGAGATATATTTTGGAGATCATTTCATTTTTAAATAATCAAGTTATGGGAAAAGCAAAAAAAGTAGCCATGCGTGAAGATGCACGACAGGCACAGAAGAAAGCCCTTGAAAAGGCTGGTGTGAAACTAAAAGATAACCTGGTATTTCCTGAGTACTGGGCAAAGCGTAAGCATCTGCTTAATGCTGGATTGCTCAAAGAGCTACAGGAAACTGCTGACAGGGAGCCAGTGGTTACGGATGAGTTTGGATCATACAAGCCTGGTACGTTCCTATTCAAGGCTTGTATTGTGACGGTAACAGTTGAGGATGGCCTGTGGATGATCCATATATTCAGCCAGGCTATGCCTATCACATTGCCGATCATTCAGGAGGTGAGAGACAGATACATCCCAGATTACTGCATGATGGTACAGTTCTATCCATCGAGGGCTGAGAGAGGTACGCTCATGGGGATCCAGCTGTGTGAAATGCCAGGATCCATCCAGGAGGATAAGCCAGATGAGGATATTGAAGAGGCTAAGGAGGTTGAGGATGAAACAGGTAGTAATTGAGATTGACGGTGTTAGGCACAGGCTTGTGCCTGACACTGAGATCCCAAAGGCTGAGTGTATGCGGTGCTCTATGCAACAGTACTGCTATACCTGTGAGGTCGTATCTGGATTATGCTGTGTATTTGACCAGGAAGATTGTCACTTTGAAAAGGAGGTAACAAAATGATCTATATAGGCATTGATCCTGGTGTGAATACTGGTATTGCTGTGTGGGACAACAGGCAGCGTACCTTTCTCCAGATCGAGACGGTTAAGATACACCGTGCTATGGAGATCGTAAGACGGTATAAGCACAAGGCCGCTGATGTTGGCACAAAGCTCATCGTAAGGGTTGAGGATGCCAGGCAGCGCAAGTGGTTTGAAAAGAAATACTCCAGGAAAGGTGAAGAGGAAAACGTGCTACAGGGTGCTGGATCCATTAAGAGGGATTCAAAGATCTGGGATGACTACCTGGCTGATATGGGAGTAGAGTACCAGATGGTTGCTCCTAAGGGAGGCATGACCAAATACACCAAGGAACGTTTCCAGGCTCTTACTGGTTGGAAAAAGTCAACAAATGAGCACAATAGGGATGCTGCTATGCTTGTTTTTGGCTTCTGATCAAAAAAAAACTTAAAATGTGTCTGACGAACACAGAAATTTATTATCTTTGCAAGCGAATATTCACTAAGTAAATAAGTTATGGCTATAGCATTATCTATCATTGCTCTCATTGGTGTGTTTGTAGTCACCTGGTTCCTGGGTGGCTTTGAGCTGATGGGATCGTTCATACTGAATACTTGTTTCCCTACTACATATCCTACAAAGGGGGATAAGGTGTGTGTATTCATAAACGGCCAGTACAACAGAACGGCAACAGTAACCGCTTGCTGTACTGACTATATGGTTCTGTATGATGCCGTAAGATGTCCCATTGACAATAGAGGCCGTTTCTATGCCATTGGTGAGGATGCAAACGGCAATATCCTGGTGTATGTGGATGACTTGAAGCACTGGAGGCTTGTAAAGCGTGCTGAATGGATCCGTAAGATCTTCAACGCTCCAGAAGAGTATGCTACAATGACACCGTTTGATGATGGCCGTACCAGGGAAGAGATATTCCCAGGCGTTAAGGCTGCTGAGAAATTACCTGAGATCAGTGAAGAGGGAATGCCATGAAAGTAGAGAAGCTGAAATATCGTAACCCAAAGGATTTGCACCAGCACCCGCACAATCCACGTAAGATCTCAAAAGAGGATTTTGAGAGGCTTGTTGATAGCATACGATATAACGGATTCTGGGAGCACAGACCTGAGGCACTGGAAGAGGTTGACGGTAAGCTGCTGATCCTGTGTGGAAACCAGAGAAACAAGGCTGCATTAAAGCTGAAATTGGATAAGGTTCCTACAGTGCTCTACTCTGATCTTACGGATGATGAGAGACAGGAGATCATTGCCAGGGATAACGTCAATAACGGTGAATGGGATCAAGAGATCCTGGCAGTGGATCCTTTCTGGGATGGTGCTGACTATGATTTCCTGGGTGTACCAGAGCCTGAGGTGGTAGATGATCCTGATGATGACGAAGAGGATGAGAAGCCAAAGAAAGGTAAGAAAACCAAGCCAAAGGATGATGACAGACAGGATGATCCTAAGAATGATGAGGATGATGAAAAGGAGGCTTTCTACAGATCCATGTTCAAGGATGTGCTCTATCCATCAAACAACAAATTCGACATTCCGACATTGCGCCTGGATATGCAAGCGGGGCAACTGGAACTGCCTTTTACGCCCTGGGGTGCTAACAGCCGCCTGAGAAAGGACGTGGCAACGTATCATTTCTATGTTGATGATTACAGGTTTGAACAGCTCTTCAAGAATCCCATTAATCTGCTGATGAGCGGTGTTAAGGCCATTGTGGAGCCTAACTGTAGCTGCCATGACCAGACACCTATAGCCTGGGGTATTCACCTGATCTATAAGAAACGCTGGCTTTCCCGCTATCTCCAGGAGTGTGGTGTTAAGGTGTATGCGGATCTGAATGTGTCCCACAAGTTCATTGAGTATAACAAGATGGGCATTCCAAAGGGCTACAACGCTTTCTTCACCAGGGGGCTTGATGGCTGGATGGAGAGCTTAAAACTGGATCTCCAGGTGGCTCAGGAGATAAGCGGGCTGGAAAAGCCTAACCTGATCGTATATGGAGGTGGTGATGAGATCCAGGCTTTCTGCCAGGAGCATGATCTTTTGTATGTGACCGATTTTATAAACGCTAAGAAGAAATAGGCGCAAGCCGCAATATAGTAACTAATAAAACGTTAAGATTATGGGTAGAAACTCTGGAGGATCAAACAGCTATGCAAAGGCAACAGGAGGCAACTCTGTAGCTGTTACGTCAACAGGAAAGCGTCTTACCAAGAAACAGGTACAGACGATGCAGAAAACCGCTGTCTCTACCAGCGGAATGAAGCACAGGGATATGGAGAAACAGATCAACCGTGCCATTTCCAGGTATGAGAAAGTGATGGGAGTTAGGGAAAGGAGTATCAAGCTGGCAGACATTCCAGGTGCATACGGTGTTACATACATCAGTGCCAACGGATCCCAGGGTATTTTCCTTTCACGTAAGCACTTTGACCAGTCAAAGAAAGACTTTGAGGCTCAGTATAAGAAGAGCAACTATGACAGCGGATTCAAGAATATAACGAACAGGGCTGCACAGCACACGGTGACACATGAGCTTGCGCACGCTACCTGGACGAGTTCATATAGTTCCACTAAGCATAAGGCCGCTGGTAAGGAGATCACCAAGCTCTACCACCAGTGGAGTAAGGATAAGAAAAAGAAAGGCTATGGCCGCTATGGTAAAACCAATGTTGATGAGTTCTGGGCTGAGGTGATCACCAAGGGTATTCACGGACGCTCCGACAAATACACCCGCAAGGCTATTGGTATTGCTAAGAAATACAAGCTGTAACAACGGATATTCAATAAACAAAAATATAATGTTCAACAATTAAAAGGTATAAAAGTATGGATTCACAGAAAAGCGAAAACAAGGAAAAGATCACGCTCACAGAGCTGGAGCTGACAGTGTTGAAAAAGGACATAGCAGGAGAGTTTTTCCCTCCTGAGGCTACAGAAGAAGAGCGTAAGGCACTGGCTTCTGTTATCGACAAAGCAGATGCGCATTGTGAAAAGCTTGATGCCTATGAAGAGATAGGTGAGAGCCTGATGGTATGGTTCCTTAATCAGTATGAGGCTCAACAGGCCGCTGGCTGACAATTAACCAGGTAAAGGAGGGATCAGAGTGCCAGGAAAGCCTCTGATTTCTTTTGATCCTGGAGGTGTGTTCAATAAACACAAACAGCGGGAAAACAACGGATATGGGTAGTACAAAGGACACAAGGTTTAAGCAGGGGAATAAGATTGGTAATCGGTTTACCTCTGAGAATCAGCCTAAGAACAAAGGCCGAAAGCCTAAGGTGTACAAATACCTCAAGAAAGTAGTTGGTGATGCTGTAGGCCATGAGCTGGAAGAGCAGGATTTCAAAGACATCATGCAATCCCTTATTGAGCTGCCACCGTCAAAGCTACAGGCTCTGGTAAGGAGCACTGAGATTGATCCAAAGACTGGTAGGCCAAAGCCAAACCCTGAGACCCCAGCCTGGATCCAGATGCTGGTGAGCAACATCAATGCCTGTATGAAATATGGTAGGCTTGATGCCCTGGAGTATGTCCTGGAGCGTTCATTTGGCCAACCTAAGCAGACCATTGAGGGTACGATAGAGAATCAGGTGACTAAGAAGCCTGAGGATCTTTCCATGCTGTCAACTGAGGAACTTCTACAGTACAACGCCATCCTTGAAAAGATCGAAAAGGGGAAAGGAGGGTAGCCTATGGCACGTTTCAAGGCTATCAACATCCCCATGTCCCTTGCAGTCAAGTGCGAACTGTTCAAGAGGGGCTGCTTCGATTTCATCACCTGTGCTGATGGAAAGGAGCATGAGAAGCAGAAAGAAGCTCTGAAAATCCTAACGGATGATGAGCACGCTGAATTTCTGTATGGAGGTGCTGCTGGTGGTGCTAAGTCCTGGACTGGATGCGCCTGGCTGCTGTTTATGAGCCTCTGTTTCCCAGGTACTAAGTGGTTTATTGGACGTGCTGAGCTGAAAAGAATCACACAGAGTACCTATATCACCTACAAAAAGGTGTGTACCAGGTATGGCGTACCTGATACGATCTGGAGCTATAATGCGAACCTCAACTATATTGAGTTCTACAATGGCTCACGTATTGACTTTCTGGATCTGAAATACATACCCTCTGATCCGCTTTATGAGCGATATGGATCTATAGAGTTCACTGGAGGCTGGATAGAAGAGGGCGGTGAGGTGAATTTCGGTGCTTACGACACGCTTAAAACACGTGTGGGACGCTGCCTGAATCAGGAGTATGGACTGAAACGAAAGCTGTTTATCTCCTGTAACCCGAAAAAGAACTGGATGTATGATGAGTTCTATAAGCCCTGGACTATAGGCACGCTGAAAGACTACCAAGCCTATCTGCCATGTCTGGTACAGGAAAATCCGTTCATTGATCCTGACTACATTGATGGATTGAGGACTACATCCGATAAGGTGAAGTTTGAACGTCTCTTTAAGGGTAACTGGGAGTATGATGACAATCCGCTGGCACTCTGTAGCCATGATGCGATCTGTGCGATCTTTGGCAATATCCTGGCACTCAGGAACGGTAAGCACTACCTGACAGCCGATATAGCCCGCTTTGGAGCCGACTATGCCAGGATCGGTGTGTGGGATGGATGGTTACTCATTGATTACAAGTGTTTCCCTGTCTCAAAGACAACGGACATCCAGGCTTACATTATCAGATGCCAGAAGAAATACAGGATCCCCAAATACCGTGCAATAGCGGATGAGGACGGTGTAGGCGGTGGCGTGGTTGATAACTGTGACATCGAGGGCTTTGTTAATAACTCTGTGCCTTTCGCTGGTGAGAACTACCAGAACCTACAGGCACAATGCGGTTACAAGCTGGCAGAGCACATCAACAATAACGAGGTGGGAGTGCTGGCAGACCTGGTAAGCCAGGCAGAGCGTGAAGAGATCACCAACGAACTGGAACAGCTACAGACCTGGAAGCCTGACAATGACGGTAAGCTGATGCTAAAGCCAAAGGCAGAGATCAAGCTGGATATAGGCCGATCACCAGACTGGAGGGATATGTTCCTGATGAGATCCTGGTTTGACTACAATGAGTACGATATACCAGATGATATAGAGCGTAGGTTAGGAATAACAGCTTAAATATATACAGATATGGGGTTATTTGACACTATCAAGAATGAGGTGAAAGCTGCTATAGGCTATCAGCAGAGTTTCACTGAGCTGCTGGAGGCAAAGGATGTTTCCAGGGCTGTGAGTATGATGAAGGATTGCTCAATCCAGGCTGCACAAAATCTGTTGGAATATAACATTTCAACGCATAAGATCATGGAAAGGCAGGATCGGGCTGTGTATGACAAAAAGGGAAACTTTCTCAGATGGAGCAAGCGATGGAAGATCCCCATCCCTTATCCTGTTTTCATCAATGAGATAGCCCTGGTTTTCCTCTATGGCAGACCTGTGAAGTGGACGCAACTTTCAGAGGGTACAGATGATGCTTTCCAGAACTATACCCAGCTGAATGAGAAAGTGCGTTTCAATGCCATTGTGCGTGAAGCAAAGCGTGTGGCTGGTGCTGAGGGTATTTCTGCCATCCTGTACCATGTGTACCGTGACAGTAAGACTGGTGAGCCTAAGCTGCTGCTTAACGTTCTGAGCAAGAAAAATAATGATGACATCTACCTGATAAAGGATCAGTATAAGCGTCTGACAGCGTTTGCCTGGGGCTACTATCTGACTGAGGCAGGAAACAACACAGTACACCACCTGGATATTTACACGGATGATACCATCTACAGGTGCAAGCGTGCAAGTATCGGATGGGAGGTGCTGGTGATGCCTAACCCGATAGGAAAGATCCCAGCTCTGATCTTTGAGCAAGAGGTAGAGCATGACGGTACACAGCCGATGATCGAGCGCACAGAGGCACTGACATCAACGGATGCAGACGTGAATGATCGCTTTGCAAATCCCGCTATGGTTGCAACAGCTGAGATCCTTAACTCACTGCCTAAGGCTGAGGAAGAGGCTAAGCTGTACATCCTGAAAAACGGTGGTAAGGTTGAGTATCTTACCTGGGATCAGGCAAGCCAGAGCAAGCAGAATGAGTATGAGCGTCTGGATAAGCACATTCTGAGCAAGTCTTTCACTCCGAATATAGACTTTGATAACATGAAGAATCTGGGCAATCTCTCTGCTAAGGCGATCCGCAAGGTGATGCTGCTGGCTGTCATCAAGGCAGAGAAGCGCAAAGAGACCCATGACGGTTATATGAGCCGACATTCCAACCTTATGCGTGCGATCCTGGGCAATGTGTTGGACTACACCCACAAATCCCAGTATGATGCCCTACAGATAGGCCATGAGTTCCAGGAGCCATTTGGTGATGATGTATCTGAGACCCTGAATGACATCCTGAGACAGTACGGTGCTGGTGGTATGAGTACACAGACCATGCTTGAATTGTCGTACCTGATTAAGGATGCTAAGAAAGAATATGAGCTGATCAAGGCAGAACAGCTTGAAAAGATGGAGCAACAGCTGAAACAACAGCAGGAGCTTAACAAGCTGGATATATTCGGACAGGGAGAGTAAGGAGGTTGCTATGCCAAAGATCAAGAAACTTGAAGAGAGCAAAGGGCTATACTATTTTATGTGCCCAGCTTGCAAGAAACCGCATGAGATAGGGACTGATCCAGCTGATCAGTTCCCTGTCTGGCAGTTCAATAAGGATCTGGAGAGACCAACGATCAGACCGTCTGTAGCCGTTGAAAGCTCCTGGAGGGGTGAGCGTACCTACTGCCACTCATTTGTGACAGATGGTAAGATCCAGTTCCTGGATGACTGTACCCATGAGTGCAAGGGAATGACATTAGATTTACCAGATATAACTAAAGAATGTGAGCTATGAAAGTGAAAAAAGTAAAATGGACTGAGTTCAACAATGCCGCCTATATGGTTGCATCAGAGAATGATAAGACAGTGGATCCCAGGGACTATGAAAAGACCTATGAGGGTGAGGTGATCGACACATACAAACCGATCTTTGGATCACCCAGGTTTGTAGTGGTGCTGCCTGATGGTAAGATCCGTGAGGTGAAGATGACAGAGTGTAGGGCTACCCAGTTTGATGGAAAGAAACAGTAGCCTTGCAGCCTTTTAACCTGGTGAACAATGGGAAAGGGAAAGTATCTCAGTGGTAAACAGCTCCAGCAAGCTCTCTTTAAGCGTACAGAGGGCTATGCTGCCAATGTACGTGCGATCTACAATGATTCACTGGGTAAAATCATTGATATAGTGAAAGGTACTGAGCTGGAGGATGGAGTGCCTTTCTCCTTTTCTGAGTACGGCTATACTGATGAGGTACAGCCGATCATCAGGAATATGTACAGCCGTGTTTACCAGGCCATCCGTACAGGCGTGGAAAAGGAGTGGCTTTTTGCCTCAGAGAATAACGATGAGCTTGTAAAGTCTGTGTTTGGTGAGAGTTCCATTGAGGATAACCACTTTGCAAAGTATTTCCTCAGGAATAAGGAGGCTATGGATGCTTTCTTTGCCAGGAAAACACAGGGGATGGATCTTTCTCAAAAGGTATGGAAGTACACCAGTCAGTATAAGGGTGAGCTGGAGGGCACGCTGGATCTGGCTATAGGCGAGGGCACACCAGCAAACCAGCTTGCATCAAAGATCCAGCAATACCTACAGGATCCTGACAGGTGGTACAGGCGTTTCCGTATCAAGGTTGGTGAAGATGAGAACGGAAACCCGATCTATGGCCGTATATGGAAGCGTAGGATCTTCGACAAAGAGGATGGTGTTTACAAGTGGATCAACGATGATCCTAAGCACTACCATCCAGGCCAGGGTGTCTATAGATCCAGCTACAGGAACGCCCAGAGGCTGGCACGTTCTGAAACCAATATTGCCTACAGGTCAGCAGACTATGAGAGGTGGGCACAGCTTGACTTTGTGGTGGGTGTTGAGATCAAGCTATCAAACAACCATCCTGAGCCAGACATCTGTGATCAGCTGAAAGGCATCTATCCAAAGGATTTCAAGTGGACTGGCTGGCATCCTAACTGTAGGTGCTACATGGTTCCAGTGCTGGCAACGGCTGAGGATCTGGATGAAATGCTTGATAAGATCATGGATGGTGAAGAGCCAGGAAACCTTTCTGTTGATCCATCCAATGAGGTTACAGAGGCTCCTGAGACGTTCAAGAAATGGCTTGAAGATCCTAAGACACAGGAGCGCATGGAGAAAGCTGAGGAAAAGGGCACGCTGCCTTATTTCATCAGGGATAACAAAGACATGGTGAATACCATTCTGAAACCTCCTACACCTGAGGAATTGCACCACCAGGCTCTGGTTAAGCAATATGGAGAAAAGGCCGTACAGGATCTGTATGATGCTTTTGAGGCTTTCAAGGCTAAGATCTCAGGCGGTGATCTGGCTTTCCAGGTAAAGAAGCTCAAATTTGAGGCTCAATGGGTAGCCGATAAGAATAAGTTTGCCACATCCCAGGAAATGGCAAAGATGCTACAGGATGAGCTGGCAAAGGTTGAGAAGAAACTGGAGATCCAGACAGCTACAAACGAGGCTCAGAGCGTCCTGGCATTTACAAGTAAGAGCAAGCCGCTGAAAGATCTACAGGCACAGCTAAAGGAGGCTATTGCACTTGGTGAGGATCCTGGAGCGATCAGGGATCTAACGGCAAAGGCTGCAACGAAGATCCAGGAGCTGGAGAAAGCCAGGCTAAAGAAGCTGGTAGCGCAAGGCGGTGATGGATCCACTATTGATCTGTTTGCCACTGATGCTGAAAAGCTGGAGGTAGCCAGGCTACAGGCCGCTTATGATGATCTCCTGGCTAAGCACGGATCACAGTGGAACTATGAGGTAAATCATGCCAACATGGAGCTGGCAGACTACAAAAAGGAGCTGGCTAAGAAATACCACTCACACCAGGGAAAGATCCTGAAACTGAATGGTGAGACAGAGGAAAGTGCTGCTAAGGCTCTCCAGGAGTACCTGGATGCAACGCCTAACACGTCTGCCATGACTGAGGTAGGTGGCAAATGGCACTTGAAAAGCTCTGAGCGTCTGGAAATGGAGCGTTTCAGCAAAGAGTATGGGATCCCAGTTGAAGAGCTGGGACTGATCAACAGGTATTCATACGGATCCAAGTGGATAAACCGCTACAGCTATGGTGTCATTGACAGCTATCATGGTGTTGTGGAAGATTACGGTGGCCTGTGTCCTAAGTTTATCCAGGCTTGTAATGCCGCCCTGGAAAAGATGCCCAGATACCAGGGCACTGTTTTCTCTGGTGTCAGCTTTGACAGTGCAACACTCGCTAAGCAGATCCAGACGCTCCAGGAGTGCCTGGCTACAGGTCAGCCATACGTCAATAAGGCTCTGATGAGTTCAACCACCAACATCAATAAAACTACCATCTTTGGTGATAACTTTATGTACGTGATCAAGTCGAAGCATGGAGCCGACATCAAGCCTATCAGCCACTATTCAAGTGAAGATGAGATCGTTTTCCGTGCTGGTGCTAAATTCAAGGTTACAAAGGTGTACCAGGAAACCACACAGAAATATGGTTTTGGTAGAGGCTGGGTAGTAGAAATGGAGGAAATATGAAGATCGTAAGAAACAACATTATTCCGTTCAAGGGATTCCTGGCTATCAATCTGTTTGGGATCCTGTTTGTGCGTGGAGATAGCTACATATCCCCACAGGTGATCAACCATGAAAAGATCCATACAGCACAGATGAGGGAACTGTTATATATACCGTTCTACCTCTGGTACGTGCTGGAATGGATCATAAGGCTCTTTATGAAAGGTAATGCCTACAGGAACATATCCTTTGAAAGAGAGGCGTACACAAACGAAAAGGATTCCGACTACCTGAGTAACCGAAACCCTTTTGCATTCCTAAAGTATCTGAGATCCTAACTCTCCCTCTTACCAGATTCAAAGCTCTTTGCCCAGTCTGTCTGATCACCATACGGATTAGGTGATTTACCTGGTAGATACTCCTGGATCATTTCTGCTTTCCATTTCTTGTAAGCGTCTGCCAGTGATACGCTTGTATCTGAGCGATCCAAATAGTTCATGTGGAAGTCTCTCTCATACTCCCATAAAGAAGCCGCCAGAGGCCGTTTCTGGTCGTTCTGGTAGGGGTTTTCGCTCTCTCCATTATACCAGGTGTAGTTTGAATAATCCTCAGTGATCCCTGAGAAAAATCCCTCTTTGTTCCAATCCTTTGCCATATCACTTGTTATTTATGAAGTCATTGAATTTCTTTATCACCTCCAGCATATCAAAGTGGAGATAGCCCAGTGCAAATGAATAGATGTTATCTGGAATACCCCAGCGTGCCTCTGCTATGGATCCTACAATAGCACCTATAGTATCACTGTCACCACCCCAGGAGATTGCACGTCTGATAGCATCCTCAAAGCCGTGTGCCTGGCAGATGATCTTTAGGCAGAGTGGTACGGTTCCCTGGCACGTCTCATCAAACTTTCCAGGTGTAAACTCCTGATCCATGAAGCCAGGGTAATACTGATTCATAGTGTCTATGAAGTCTTGAAGATCAACGATCTTTGTTGTAGCGTAAGGCATGATACGTCCCTCCATTCTGATGGTTGCTTGCTCACAGTTCCTGAAATACCAGATAGCATGAGCAACAGCAACAGCTCCCAGGATACCCTCAGGATGGTTGTGGCTCACTGCTGCAGTCTTTTCTGCCTCTTCTTTTACATCTGTCGGGTTATCGTATGCCCAGGCTACAGGACTAACCCTCATGGCAGCACCATTGCCAAAGCTGTTGTAAGGCTGAGGATTCTCAGATCTGAGCCACTGGGCAAAGCTGACACCGTACCCTCCCATTGGGTGAGGAAACTGCCTACACCACTCCAGGATCTTTTCCTGGTAGTTACAGCCGTTCATTATTGCATCCATGATAGCAACCGTACAGATGGTATCATCCGTAAAGCTACACTCATTGCTGAACAGCTCAAAGTTGTAGTTCCTGGTATTGTTGAACTCAAAACGTGATCCGATCACGTCACCTACTATTGCTCCTAACATCTTTTCTGTTGTTTCGTTATTACTTTTGATCTTCTTATAGTGGCTTTCCTGGTTCTGTGCTCACTCTTCTTACTGAGGCACTGCCAGAGCCATTCCTTACCAGCTCCAATCACCTCTTTGGGTAACTCTTCATAGATGGCAGCTACAGATCCGAAATACCAGTTTTTTTCTCCCTGGTATGGCTCATCCAGCTCCACATGGATAACATTGTTCTGTCTCATTTTCTACCTCCTTTCTTTGATTCATATTCTTTCATTTCCTCAATACCTTTCTGGCTGATGTAATAGTAAAATCCTACCCTCCTGAGCAACCCCATCTTAACCAGCCTACCCAGGTAAGCACCTCCACACCTCCAGGCTTTCTTACCAGAACAGGCTCCATAATCTCCTGTATTGCTGACAGAGGTGAACAGGTATTCCTTATCCAGATCCTTTCCCCAGAACTCCAGGGCAAACTCATAGGCTCTGATGGTTCCGTTCTTTTCCAGCTTCTTTGCCACTACTTTGAGTGCCTTATATTGCTTATCGTTTATCATATAACTGTGTTTGTTGAACGCAAAATTACTAAATTATTTCTGAAATACCAAAGGTTTTTTCAAAAATCTTTCAAATTAACCTGGTAAAAGTGATTTTTCTGCCTCTTTACACCTTGCTTTGATGTTTTCAATGACATTTATCTTTTCTCTCACACCTTTCAATCGTTATTAGTGAATAATCTTTGATTTCTACAGCTCCTGATCTCTTTGTCACCCTCAAATACAGGGTTAGACTGACCATCAACATACTTTTGACACTGTTTCCTGACTGGGCAGTGTTCACCCTTACAGAATATACTCATACCTTTTCCCTCCTGAAAATATCATAGTCCTTTGGTACGCTCATGGCCTGGATCACAGTGCTGTCACCAAGACGCTCACGGATGCTGTCTTTGATGTAGAACTTAACACCTTGCGTTTCGTGAAGATCAGCAAGCCACCAGATAAACATCCTGAGATCGTTATCATCATAGTAGTCATTTTTGACACCAGACATCAAACCAACCTTAAACAGATCACAGAATCCCATTGTCCGCTCAATCATACGCTTTGCACCATCCAGGGAAACAATAGGCTCAATACTGGCAAACGTCTTATAGCCCTGCTTATGCAAATGCCACATTGCACCAATACGCTCCATGTTGGTAGATGCTCCTGGTTCTTTCTCATCATGGCCTGTAAGGGTAAAGCCAAAGGCTATGTGATTTTTCAAGATCGTATTACGCTGGAGAAAGTGATCATTGATAAAGTCAGCCCGCTTAGTCAGGAACTGTACACGTACACCATGCGAAAGCGCACAGGCAGCAGCAGCCCAGTATGTGCTTTTTACCTCAGGCAGCAGCGGATCACTGGTGAACGTAAAGAAGATGCTGGATGATCTCAGAGCCTCCAGGTTAGCAACCAGTTCTTTCTCAAAGATCTCCAGGGCTTTCCGCTCATCCTTAAAGCACTTTTTCAGGTGAGGCTTGTTATCCCATACGTGGCTCATTACACCACGCTTGCAATAGCAATACTCACAGTCATTACTACACCCAGTGTAGAAGTTGCAAGCCCAGGGCGCATACTCCCCAGCTTTGCCTTTGGGGTTGTAGATGGCTTTGCCATCAAACTCAGGCTTTGCAGCCTTTTTCGTTGTCTCTTTTTTCATATCCATTCCTTAATTGTATTTATATACGTTTGTGGTACATAGTAATTGAACTTACCCCGCTCCAGGGCTTGTATTTCGCTCTCCAGGACGTTTATTTTGTTTTGCCTGTCCTGTGCTCCAAAGCCAAACAGATCATCCGCTGTAGGGCTTTCTATGAGCCTTTTCAGCCTGGATCTCTTAGCTCTCAATAGTGAGACTGTCTTTGCCTGGATGTATTCCTCTCCCTGTAGGAGCGTCTGGGCACAGATCACAAGCTCTACCTTTCTCCTGGGGTGTGCTACCTTGATCCGTGCTGCCAGGTACTCAAAGTACCACCTCCATTGCTCAACGATCCACATAGGCAGTTTGTTCCTGTAGTAAACAACCTCCTCAACGTGGCATTTGTTATACACCATGATCTTAATGCAGATCTGGGGGATCTCTTTTGTCTCTGCCATATTATAACATTCCGCTTAATAACATTGATCCCAGAAAATGGTTTGGAGCTGGCTCCCATAAGCCAGGGTACATATAACGTGCAAAACCACCCACTATACCTACAGATCTTTTAGACCTCTGAAACCGTGATATTACTCTATGTTCCAGATCACTCTGCCAGTATAGGCTCTGGATCTTTCTTTGCCATTCCTTAACGCTCTTAGGATCCGATGGTAAACCCTCACTTTTCAAGATCCTTATGAGCCTCTTTCTTTCACGTGCTTTTTTACTCATACTTTTTCTACTTAGTAAATCCCAATTCTCTTTTACCCTCATTCACAGCCAGGTTAAAGCGTGCCCAAAGATCCTCACTTTTGAATATGATATGTAACGTTCCTTTCTTGTAGCACCTGAATTGGAAAAACTCACTTTCATGTAGGCTATTGTCACCAACATGAACAAAGGAGATCGCCTTTTCCAGGCTCATGTGATCATAATCTTCTGCTGTAGCCTTATAGCCAAACTGATAGCTGCCTATCTCCTTAATCTTAGCCTTTCCTTTCTCAGAAAGACTGTTAAGGCTCTCATAGGGAATACCAGAGATAAAGCACATCACCTTATCAATGTCTCTGTACTCATTGTAATAGTTCCAGTCTGCCTTATATGTGGCACTCCAGGAGCTATCAACAAAGCAAGGCAGAATGATCTTTTTGTTCACCTTAAATCTGTTGTTTGTTTTCCATCCCTCAGTGTACTCAGTATTATCCTTATGGAACTTAGTGAACATATCATAAACGTCCACAACCGCCTTTTTGAGGATATTCTGGCTATTGAGACAGACAAACTGGATCAGCTTGTATATATTCTCTCTGTTAAGCTCATAGGCTCCCTGAGCCTCGCAGAACTGATCAAACGTCTTTCTGAGGTTGGCTGTCATGTACTTTTCCATACCCAGGTTAGAAATGATCTCTTTCCATGCCTTTGACTTTGCGGCATTCAGGAAAGCATTGTAGGCAAATTGCATATCATTTCCACTGTTTTTCATAGCGGCCATTTGCTCACCTACCAGCTTGCTCACATCCTCAGTACCCATAAAGGCCGTTACATAAAAATCCAGCTTCTTACGTGCCTTGATGAACTCTACAGCCGCCTCCTTTGCCTTATCCCAAGCGTGTAGGTAATCTCCCAGCTTATCAACTATAGCGATCTCAGATCCAGAAGAAACGGCCTCTTTGAAATCGGGCACGCCATCAATCTTTGCACCATCACCAAAGTCTATGTGCCAACGCTGATCCTCAACCTCTTTGTGCAGTCTTACCATAGCAACCTCCACGTTTGTCTGTCTGCTGGCAGATCTGAAACACTTACCCAGGTACTCCACAGATCCGTGCTCCTGAATGATCTGTGCCAGGAGCTTTCTTTTCTGGGTGTATGGGTTGCGGATCGTCTCTGCATTCAGTAGGCAGACCACATCACCAGTCCACAGTATATCCCAGGCGTGTAACAGGTGCTCATCACCATTGCTAAACGGTGGATTCATAACAATAAGATCAAAGGTGTGTGAGGGCTTGTAAGAGAGGAAATCATCAGCCAGGATCTTATAGCCTTTGCCCTGTAGTACCATCACCAGCTCTGGATTGATCTCACAGGCGTACATATTTGCCTTAGGAGCCTTATAGCCGTAGCTGTCTGCCAGGTAATCCAGGATGGATCCAGTACCAGCACTGGGTTCCAGGATCTGCCTCTTGCTTATTTCTTTCCTGTAGGGGGCGATCATTTGTGAGATCACCTCCCTGGGTGTTGGAAAATACTCTGTATCGAAAATATTGCTCATAGCTTAATATACTCTTTGGTTGGTGGGTATAACATCGAATTTCTTATTTGCCAGTGAGGGGCGTTTCTCCAGGGCAAACTTTCTCAGATCTCTGTGATCGTATGTGGGTACGATCTTACCATCAATGATCATCGGAAATGGTGTGCCTGTGTATCTGAGCTGGCAGAAGAAAGTGCCATCACTCAGCATCACGTCTAACAGTAGTGCTTTCTGTGCCATGTCATGCCTCCTTTCCTGGGTAAATCTCTCTGATGCTCTGGAGCGTGTCAGCATCTACCAGGGCAATACGCTTGTAGTATTTCTCACATCCAGCCTGGAAACCTCCACACCATTCCAGCCGCTGATCATACTGTTTCCTGGTATTCTCTTCAACCTGATCAAGCTGATCATTCCAGATGGGGAAACCAGCACCGATCTTAATTTCATCCTGAGTGTCCTGCTGGAGCACTCTCACTGTAATAATATCCTTTGCCATATCTGTAGTGTTGCATTGTGGAGAGGCTTTCACCTCTCCTGGTTAGTATTATTGTTTACCTACATTCTTATTCCACATATCCACTGCCCAATCCAGCTGTTTCTGGTAGTGATCCCTCACGCTTTCAAAGAACTCAGAGGCTTTCACTGGGTGAAGATCCAGGAGATCACCTTTGCCGTTACCATTCCTATATCCTGTGAAGCAGTGATCCTGAGCCTCTTTCTCAGTGTCAAACACTATTGCGCTTACTGTCATAGGAAAGAAACAGCTACCCTGAAACCCTTTACCATCACCTACATAACAGTAATAGGTATCACCACCAAACCCAGCTACCACATAACCCTCAGAGGCTTTCAGCTCCTTTGCCTTAGCAATACCCTGTTTTGTTGCCTCTATAAACTCTCTCTGGGGCTTTGAATACTTAATCTGTGCCATAACTATACCCTCCTTATTTAATATTATCAACAATGTATTGCTTATCCTCATCCCAAAGAGGCAGATTCTGTCTGATCTTACGCTTGATCACCTTATCATGCCCTATCAGCTCGATAGCTTTGTTAAGCAGCTCAATGTCACCAAAGCACTGTGCTCTCTCCAGGAGGAAATCAACCAGGATGGATCTTTCGTCTCTCATAGCATCCAGCTTGTCTTTCAGGTTTTCAGCCTGTCTAAAGAAAACTCCAAGCAGCTTGCTATCCTTATGTTCCTTGAAATCCTGGCAGAACACATCCTTATCCATGTCACCAGCCTCCAGGTACATTTCATTGATACTCTTGAACTCATCATCAGTGGGTTCAATTTCCGTTCTCTGTGTAAATTCTAACTTTGTCATAATCTGAAATCTTTTTATTGTTGCATTTGGTGTGTTTGCTAAACACAGTGCAAATATAAGGACTATTTCCGAAATAACAAAGTTTTTGGGCGAAAAATTCACCAAGTAAACGTATTTTTAAGAAGATTTAACCATTTTACTTAGTAAATTTTATCTGTGTTTACCAAACACATCACAAAATATTTTCTTATATTTGCACCGATTTTTATATAAAATGCAACTTAATTATGAACAAAAAACTCTTTGAAAAGGTTAAAAGTCTGTGCAAGGACACTGGACTTTCAGAGAAGTACCTTAAAGCGATAACCGAAAAACTCGGTGGCAGCATTGAGGATGATTCTACTGATGAGGCAGCGATTGAAACGACTGCAAACCTGGTGGCTGACGTGGCTAAGGAAAGCCAGGGCGAAAGCTCCAGGTGGGTAGATGCTTTCAAGAAAAAGAATCCCCAGCGCAAGGATTCTGATGATGATGACGATCCAGACGATGACGATGACGATCCAGATGACGTGGACGATGATCCAGCCGCTAAGAAAGGTGGCAAAAAGGATCCGTACATGAAGATGCTCAAAAAGATGCAGAAGCAGATGGACGATCAGCGTAAGGAGCTGGAAACCCTGAGAGGCGAAAAGGCTAAGGGTGAGCGTAGTGCTAACATCCAGAAGCTGATGGAAACCCACAAGATCCCCTCGTATCTGCGTGATACGCTGGCAAAGTCTATTGCTGATGGTGATGATCCTGAGGAATCCATCAAGAATTTCAAGCAGGGTTTGATCACCAACGGACTTGAAACTGAGGAACCAGAGGGTAAGAAAGTGGCAAGTGAAAAGCAAGTAGATGAGGCTGCTGATAGCTTGCTGGAGTCAATAACAGTTAAATAAGTAAGAAGATGAAACGTAAGACCGATTCATTCACTGGCCAACGCCCAGTGTTTACAGGCTCTCCCAGTATCGTACCTGGTGGTTTCAATCTGGACGTGGTAAACCAGCATTTCAATGTGGGTGACGTGATCCCCATTGGTACTGTTGCCAAGTTCGATGAGCAGACCAGAACGGTGAAGATCCTGAAAACCGCTGAGGTTATTGCCATTGATGCAGATGACAACACTAAGGTGTCTCTGCGTGTTGCCGAGTTCTTCAAGCCTGTTTTCTGTGTTGGTGATAAGGTCGCAAAGGCTGGTGCTATCTCTGGTGCTTTTGCCGATGCTATCTCTATCTCTGCCATTAACAAGACGAAGAGCACGTATGTAGTTACCCTCAGTTCAGCCATTACTGGACTGGCTGTAGGTGATACTCTGGAAGAGGTGGTTTCTGCTGCCTCTGCTGAGGTTGTTGCTGGTATCATGGTTACTCATGGTGACAGCGATCACATCTATGTAGTTACTCCTGGGCTTGATCTCAAAGCTGGTGATAAGGTGATGAACTATCCGCTTGCAAGTGGTGCTCTCATTGCCAACGCCATTGCCGTTACCTCTTACGATCCTGTAAGCGGAAAGCTGGTTCTGGCATCAGATCCTACAGCTGCTGCTGTCGGTGATCAGCTGGTTAAGGTGTTTGCCGATGCTACCACATCAACAAAGGCTGCAACCTCTCAGGCTGCTGCTGCTGAGGTCGTTGGTAATGCCGTAACGATCAAGGATGTGGAGGTAGATGAGTTTGAGACCGCCATTGACGTGTGCGCTGATACTATGCAATACGCTCTCCTGGAGAGACGTGTGCCTAAGATCCCCGCAAGTCAGAAAGATGCCTCTGGCATGGCTCTGGCTGGAAATCCGCACGTTAAACTGTCTCAGTCGTTCTAACCATTTAAAGCGATTAAGATATGGTATCAATTTTCCAATCATTCAAGGGCTTGCACAAGAATGGTGCTCCCCTTGACCTCCTGGCTACCTGGAGGAAAACTTTTGATAAAGCCTCTGAGCGTGAGGTGGCTTTGTTCCAGAAGATGTACTGCGATGAGTGGTTTGACTGGAACACCCCACAGATGAGCCTGACAGCTGAGGCTATCGTAGGTAAGTACAGGATCCGCTTCATGGCTACCCTGATTGGTGACGAATCACCAACCCCATTGAGGCGTTCTGACGGTTTCGACATCTGGACTAAGGAGATCCCACGTGTGGGTCACAAGTTCCCGATGCCAGCAAGGGACTATCGTAAGCTCCTGGAGATTTATGAGAACCCACGCCTGAAAGAAGCCGATAAGGTAAGGCAGATCGAAAAGACATTGAAGCATGACGTTCAGGATGCCTATCTGGGCTGTAAGGATGTTATGGACTTCATTGTTCTTACCATCATGTCTAACTGGGGTGTTTGTCAGTTCACTCCTGACATCAATAACCCTGGTGGCCGTAAGTATGAGGTTGACTACCTCATGGGTGAGCAGAACAAGCTCATGGCAGCTTTCAACTGGACTACAGCCAACACAGCCGCTGGAAAGGTACAGCCTATCCTGATGCTGGCTATGATCTGTGCTGAGCTTCGCAACCGTGGTATTGAGCCTGGTGAGATCCTGATGAGCCAGGATCTGTACTTCTGGCTTCGCATGGATGCTACTACAAGGCTCCTGGCTCATGGTACTGACAAACAGGCTCAGGTGGTTACTGAGAGTGAGATGAAGGCTCTCCTGACAGAGAACCAGATCCCACAGATCACAGTTATCACCCGCAAGTTTGCCATTGATCGTGATGGAGCACGTAGCACCCTGGATCCCTGGAACCACAACTTTATTGCTATCAAGCCCGCTGGTAAGATCGGTGAGATCCAGCCCGCCATTGAGGATAGCGAGTTGATGGAAGAGGAGAATGTGGACTACATGAACGCTGGTAACGGTATTCGTATCGCTAAGTGGCGTACAGGTGAATCCACTAACCAGGTAGCTGCTGAGTTCACTCAGGGATCTGCACGTCTGTTGCCTCTGATCACTGAGATAGACGCTATCATCTGTATCCAGGTACGTGGCTTTGTTGAAAAGACAGTTCCCCCTGTTGACGGCAATGAGCGTATGTACTGGACTAAGTATGAGTATGACAATGGCACAGCACCCTCTTTGGACGCAATCCCTGAGGGCTAAACTGAAAGGTTATGAAAGTCAGAGTTAATTTCATACTGATGGTTCTTGTCACCTTTAGGAGTGTAACGGATCATAAGACCGTTCACTCCAAGGGTGATACCCTGGAGATCCAGGATGTGAAGCGTGTGAACAATCTGGTAAGCCGTGGGCTTGCTGAGATCGTAAAGGTTGAGACTGCAATAGAAGAGGATGAGCCAGTGATCAACAATCCTGGCGGTGCTGGTAAGACTGGTAACGCTGGCGGTGGTGACAACGGTAAGCCTACTACTGTAGCTTTCGATGGTAAGGATTACGATCTCCAGGTCATTAAGGATGCCCTGATTTCTATAGGAGTGATGTTTGCGCCTAACGCTGGTGTGAATGGCCTCACTAAGAAAATCGGTGAGCTGACTGATGATCAGAAAGCAGCTCTGGCTGAGAAGCTTTCAACTAAAGAGTAAATCCTTATGGCAGACACTTACACGAAACTTGACGCTCTGATCGGTGAGCTGGATCCATATACACCCAGCCCAGCCGCTCTGAAAAAGAGCCTCATTGACGCTGGTATTACTGGTTTTGATGAAGAATACACCATTGCCGATAAAAAGGCCGTGGCAAAGGCCGCAATCACAGTCCTGAGGCGTTTGATAGTTCTTTCCTCTGACAGCATGGGCAAAAGCTCACAGGGCTATAAGACAGAAGAGCTTGAAAAGCGCATTAAGGATCTGGCAAATGAAAACGGCCTGGATGTTGAGGATTTCGTTGAAGTGCCCTCTGTTGAGGATGGATCTAATAGATGGTAGGCTATGGGTAGATGGAACGGCACTTTCAAGTATCGTAACCAGGCAGAGCCTGAAAAGGATCCGCAGACAGGTTTCTATGTCGGTGGTGAGGGTTCGGCTGAATGGGTAGATGCTGGTATGTGCCAGATTGATAAGTACGCTCCAGCTAAGCAGTATGTGGGAACGGATGGCCAAACCCATTCCTATACCTACAGCCTGTTTGTGATGAAGCCTTTCAAGGGTGATCAGATCACCATTGGTACAGAGGTAGAGATCACACTGGAAGATGGTACTGTCGATCAGTTCACTGTCATAGGCACGGAGAATCAGAGAAGATACTTTGAGATATGGGGATAAAGCCTAAGTTTGGTAATGGGGCTGTAGCGGCTCAGGTCAAAGCCTTTCAGGTGAGACTGGAAAAAGCCACCGTTTTCATGCTACAGTACCTTGGTGAAGAGCTTGCTAAGTACGCTAAGGAAAGGCACAATTACCAGGATCAGACAGGCAACCTCACAAACTCCATTGGTTATGCGGTGGTTAGGCAGGGTAAGATCCTAACTTATGGTGGGGAAAACCAGCCTGGAGAGGGAGCCGCTGAGGGGCTGAAAGTAGCACAGCAGATGGCTGCAACGCTCCCAAACTCTTTCTCACTCATCATAGTTGCGGGTATGAACTATGCCGCCTACGTGGAAGCAAAGGGGTACAACGTGATCCTACCAGCACAGCTGAAAGCCATGAATGATTTCCCAGCTACAGTGCAAAAGCTGAAAGCCCTGGCAACGAAAAAGGCAAATGAACAATTCGGAAACCTGTTATGATTACGACTGAGGAAATAGCAACGGTTGCTTACAACTTGCTCCAGGAGAGTGAAGTGAAAAGCATGATCTCTGGTGAAATAGGCTATGAGAGAAACGACTACACCAAAGAGGATGTGATCATTGTCCCACATACCATCGAGGGTGAGGGATCCGTGCGTAACGGCCAGGTGAAAGTAAATATCCATGTGCCTGATCTGGTTAAGAAGTCTGGTAAACAGCCTGTTTACGTGACAAACTTTCCCAGGCTCATTGCCATAAAGAAAGCCGTGATTGACGTGCTCAAATCCCACTATGAGAGCGGGACTGGCTGGAACTGGACTATTGGGGCTTTAGATCCTCCTATCAAGGAACCAGGCCAAAACGAGCACTTTGTATCACTTGCACTGGAGATCACAGTAAGAGAAAAGAAAAGTAATTAACAATTAAAAATGTATTACGGTTATGCCTACAATTAATGCAACAATGGGTGTGAAGAGCATCAAGTATGCTAAGATCACCAACGGTACTCCTGGAACGCTCACAGACGTTACTGATGTGTACCAGGATAGTGCAACCTTTGTAACAAAGGATCCCACTGTTACTGAGCACAAGTCAGAGACCTCTACCAAGCGTATTGTGATGGCTACTAAGGAGGGTCATACTCTCCAGTTCTCCATCATGGATCCCACACCTGATGAAATGGCCGCTTTCATGGGCGGTACTGTAACATCGGGATCATATACCGAGAGTGAGACTGCTGAGCAGATCCAGATGAAGTTTGAGGTTGAGCCTGTACAGGGCTTGAAGCTGACTATTGCAACCGCATCAGTTTCTGCAAAGATCAATGCCACCTATTCGGCAAAGGGTATCACCTTGCTGGATGTGACAGCTGAGACCACATCTGCCATTACCTACGCTCCTGTAAGTTAATGAGCATCATGTGAATAATCATTGATAAGACTATTGGAAAGCCTCCTATCCCCTATAACGGTTTAGGGGGCTTTCTTGATTAAAAAGACAGAAAGCGATGGAAGATATAAAGCAACAGGAAACCCAGGAACAGCCACAGGAACTAACACGTGAGGAAAGGCTGGAGATCGAAGAGAAAGCGATCCAGGCACTCATTGACATGGGTGTTAAGTTCAATGTTCCATTGAAAATTAACCCAGTGAATCAGCCTAAGAGGATCGCCTGGTGGAACAGGCATTTCCCTGATCATCTTATAGTATGGAGGGATAAGCGGATCCCAAAGGACTGGGACGTTACGCTGGAAGATCTGCCAGATACAGACAAAAAGGAGCTGATTCAGGTTTATGTAAGGCATTTCCGCATTACACCCCTCTATCTGGGAACCATTGACAGGATCAGGAGCCTGTACATACAGATGGAATATGATGAGGAAAAGCTGAATGAACTCCCACAACAGGAGGGTAAGAAGCTATTCAAGTATATAGGTATTATGGCAGAGATAGCCGCTGTTGCAGTCATCAACAATCCATCCGTTTCTGATGCCTCCAGCCATGAGGTGAGACAGCTCAAAGAGTTCTTTATAGACAACCTGAGCGTAAACCGCCTTAAACGTCTCTCTGACGTAATAAGCCAGATGATGAATCCTGGGGGTTTTACGGCCTCTATCAGATCAATAAGGGAGATCGGGACAACGAAACCGAAACCCAGGGCAAATCTGATAGAGAAATAATAGGGCTTAACAGTCCGTGGGGTAATCGTGGTGAGATCTGCAAGGCTTTCGGATGGACTTACGATTACTTGCTCTGGGGCATAAACTGGCTGAATGTTCAGCTTTTCATAGCTGATGCTGCCAGGCCAAAGGATAGTAAAGGCCATGATGACAATGGTGAAATAAACATTTCCCTTGATTCGGAAGAGGCCATTAAGAAATACATAGATAATATGATGTGATGGAGAATATCAATGGAGCATTAGGCTTTGCGGCCTCACTTGACATAGATGATTTCAATGTCTCTGCTGAGGCAATGGATAGGCATTTCAGGCAGGTTTCCACTAACATACAGATGGAAGCTGATGACATGGAACAGAGTATTCTGGACTTTGCCCAGAAAGGAGCCATGTATATACAGGCTTACCTGGTAGGCCAGGGAATGATGGGCTTGATACAGAGTATAGTACAGGTACGAGGCCAATTCCAGCAGCTGGAGATAGCCTTTACTACCATGCTTGGTAGTGAGCAAAAGGCCAGCCAGCTTATGAATCAGATGATCCAGACAGCCGCAAAGACACCGTTTGACCTTGCGGGTGTTGCTGGAGGCGCAAAGCAGCTCCTGGCTTATGGTGAATCAGCCGACAAAGTGAATGATACGCTTGTAAGGCTTGGAAATATCGCCTCTGGACTATCCATCCCACTCAATGATATAGTGTACCTGTATGGTACTACAATGGTGCAAGGCCGATTGTATGCACAGGACGTTAGGCAGTTTACAGGCCGTGGTATTCCACTGGTTAAGGAACTGGCTAAGATGTACGGTGTGACAGCAGAAGAGATCAACAATATGGTTTCTGCTGGAAAGATCGGTTTCCCAGAGGTTGAAAAGGTGCTCAGGAGCATGACAGACCAGGGAGGCCAATTCTACAACCTCATGGAAAAGCAGTCAGCATCCCTCACAGGTATGATCTCCAATCTGGAAGATGCCTGGGACACTATGCTGAATGATATAGGTAAGGCTAACCAGGACACATTTGCTGGAGCTATCAGCAGTGCCACATACCTGGTTGAGCACTACCAGCAGATACTTGACATCCTGAAAGCTATTACTGTAGCATACGGATCATATAAGGCCGCTATTGTACTGAATACCCTTGCGACAAAGGGCTATACTGGTGTTGCTCTGATCGACAACACGGTAAGACAGGCTAAGATCACTCTGATGAGGGCTGAGGCTCTGGCAACAGGTCAGGTTGCAGCCCAGCAGAAGCAGATGACAGCAGCTAACCAGGCTTATGTTGCATCCCTGGAGGCTGAGCTGACAGCAGAAGAGATCGCTGAGGTTAAGAAGCGTCTGAGGGTGGCTACCATCCAGAGCCTACTGACAGCACAGCAGCAGGAATACCTTTCCAACCTGGGACTTACCACCAGCTCTAAGAACTATGAGGCAGCAGCCTTACAAGTGCTCACAGTTGATCAGAAGCTGTCACTACAGAAACTGGATCTGTCATCAAAGAGTGCTGTTTACAGAGCAGCACTTGACCAGGAGGTGGCAGCTAAGCGCACAGCCACAGCAGCTACCAGGGAAAAGGCAGCAGCTGAGCTGGCAGCTATGCGTACAGAGGTGAGTGCAGCAGCTAAGCGAATGGAACAGGCTAAGCAGACAGCAGTAGCCGCCATGCAAAAGGCTGATGCAGCACGCTATGAGCTATATTGGGTTAGGCAGTCTGGTGATGCCTCTGCCATAGCCACAGCACAGAAGAAACTGGAGGGTGCTCAGGATAATGCGGCAATAGCCAGAAAGAACGCCCTGGCAGCTTCTACAGACTTCTACACCAAGAAAAAGATACTGGAGATAACAGCCACAAAGGGAGCCACAGCAGCATCCGTAACAGACACAACGGCAAAGAACGCTCAGACTGTTGCAACCAACGTTCTTTCAGTGGCTACAGCAAGGCTGAGGATGGCTTTGACTACACTCTGGGCAACCATGAAAGCCAACCCTATAGGATGGCTTGTAACACTTGCTGGATTGCTCTATTCTGCTTTCTTGATGTTCAGGAAAGAAGAGGTTGAGGTGACAGAGCAAACCGTGAGCCTGGATAACGCCCTCAAAAAGGCTTCTGATGACTTCAATACACAGGCCGCTAAGGTTGATGCCTTGCGTAAGGTGATGGAAGATAGTAACGCCTCCTATGAGCAAAAGAAAAAGGCTTATAAGGATCTCAAAGAGATCATACCTGAGTATAATGCTGAGCTGTCAAAGGAGGGTAAGATCATCCGTGACAACAAAAAGGCCATTGATGACTACCTGGTTTCCCTTGAAAAGCAGATCAAGCTGAAAGCAGCACAGGAGGAACTGGAGGCAGCTTACAAGAAAAAGAGGCAGCTTGAAAAGACCAAGAAAGCAAGCCTGAAAGACCTGGCAGGGGCTGAGGCTGATGAGAATGACCTTGCTATGTCAACAGGTGGTGTATATGGAAACACCAGGGCAAACAAGATCCGTGAAGAGTTGAAGAAAACAGATGATGAGCTTACAGAGTTGAACGGTACGATCAATGAGCTTACCACTGAGATCAACAATTCTACAGTAGCCACAGACACATCCACTAAGAAGATCAAGACCTATGCAGAACAGGTTGCTGAGGCTGAGGCAAAGGTTAAGAAGATCAATAAGGAGATAGCTGACATGAGGGCTGGTAAGGTAGTGGATGAGAACCTTGCTAAGGCCATAGCCGACAAACAGAAAGAACTGTTACAGGCCAACAGTGATCTTGCATCCCTCACAGGTAAGAAAACCAAAGGTGATAAGAATGTAGATGACAGTGTAAATTCACTTAGTGAAAAGCAGCTGGAGGCACAGCGTAAGCTGGAAGAGGCACGTATAGCTGTCATGGAAGAGGGCTATGCAAAGCGTAAGGCCACCCTGGATCTACAGCACCAGATGGAGCTTGACCGTATCAACAAAGAGGAAAAGGAGCTGGAGAAAGCACGCAAGAAAGCTGGAAAGGGAGGGCTTTCTGATTCTGAGAAGCAATCATTTGAGGAAAGGCGCAAGCTTGCTAACAGATCCTATGACACTGAGAGTATCAAGCTCTTTGACGGTGAGATCGCCTATAAGAAGCAGCAGTATGAGGCTTACTTCAACTGGGTAAGGAATGTGGGTCAGGATGTAGCAGACACCCATTTCAAGAGCTTGCTTTCTGAGGGATCCAGCTTTATAGGATGGATAAACAGCCAGATCTCACAGCTGGAGGCAAAGAAACAGGCACAGCCCAAAGACTTTACGGCTGGTGATGCAAACGCCCTCAATGCCTTGAAGATGCAGATGGATGAGCTGACAGGCAACAAGTCTGGTATGGATAAGTTCAAGGAATCACTCGCCCAGAGTATCAAACAGGCTCAGACGCTTGCACAGAAGCTACAGGCAGTTGCAGATCTGAGGGATCGCCTGGCAAATGGTGAGTTCCATCTTACCACTGATGAGAATGCCTCTGCTAACCTGGCACTCAATAACCAGGAAACTGATCTACAGAACCAGCTGAGCCAGGAGGTGTTTGAAAACTATAAGACCTATGAGGAAAAGAAGCTGGAGATCACAAAGCAGTACCAGGCACTCAGGACTGAGGCAGAAAAGCTGGGTATGAGTGACCGTGTGGCTCTGATCACCCAGGGAGAGAATGAGGCACTTTCAGCCCTCAACGCTCAGATGCTGATGCAGACTGAGAGCTGGAAAAACCTGTTTGAAGATCTCGACAGCCTCACTGTTGAACAGATAGATAAGCTTATCAAGGAAATCCAGAAAAAGATGAGTACGGCTGATCTTAAACTGAATCCATCAGACATGAAAGCAGTGCTTGACAAACTGGATGAGGCTAAGAAAAAGGTGCTTGACACCAATCCGTTCAAGGCTCTTGGTACAGCTCTATCCAACGTATTCAAGAAAGAACAGGAAGGATCTAAGAAAACGGCTAAGCAGATCAAGACAGACTGGAGCAATCTGAGTGATGCTACAAAGGCTTGCTTTGACTTCGTGGATGATGCTATTGATAGTTGCTCTGTACTGTCTGATATACTTGGTGATACTGGTATGTCAGTGATCAGCACACTTTCTGGTATAGCAACGGCTGGTGTGGCTATGGCTGAGGCTATTCAGACAGCAGAGAAAGGATCCGCTATTCTTGCAGCCATCAGTATTGCACTCCAGGCCATCAACTTCATAGCAGGGCTGTTTAACAATGATGATGAGCTTGAAGAGCACATCCAGGCCATACAGCGTGAGGTTGATAAGCTGGAGGGATCGCTGAAACGCCTACAGAATGCCTATGAGCACACCTACTGGGTATTCAGTGACCAGGAGGAAGAGGCTTATAAAAAGCGTGTACAGGCTATCCAGGATCAGATCAAGGTTTTGGAGGATGAGGCAGCTCTTGCAATGAAAGCTTTTAATATGCGTAAGTACTCTGAGCTTACGAAGCAGATTAAGGATCTCCGCTATGAGCTGGAGAAAGCACAGCGTACTGGTGATATGTTCAGCCTCCAGCAGTTACAGATCGAGAACCTGAGGAAACAGCAGGTAATGATCCGTGAGCAGATCGAGAGCGAAAAGGATAAGAAAGATACCGACTGGGATAAGATCACCCAGTGGGAAGAGAAGATCAAGGATATAGACACTGAGATTGATGACATGGGTAGAACCATGATCGAAACCCTTGCTGGCACTGATGTAAAGTCTGCCATTGATGAGTTTGCCGATGCCTTGGTAGAGGCTTATGATCAGGGAGGGGATGCAGCAGAAGCCCTTGGTAAGAAAACAAAGGACGTGCTGAGGAATGCCGTTATCGAAGCTCTTAAAAGGCAGTTCCTGGCTAAGGGTATCAATGATGCCGTTGAATACCTGGGTGATGCTATGAGTGATAGTCAGCTGAGTGACGCAGAAAAGGCAAAATTTGAGGCAATGGTAAGCCAGGCTGGTAATCTCTTCAATGATGCCTTGAACGGCCTGGGTGACTGGATCCGCAATACTGAGGAAAAGGCTGGTGATGCCCTTACAGGAGCCGTACAGGGTATGAGTGAGGAAACTGGTGGTATAGTGGCAGGTCGTTTGAATGCCGTGGTTATCAATCAGAGTGATCTACTGGTGATGATGAGGCAGCACCTGTTGTACCAGGCAGCTATCAGCACCAACACTGAGAATACGGTAACAGAGCTACGTGAGATCAAGAAAACGGTGAATAGCCTGGCTAACCAGGGCAATCCGCTTTTGTCACAGGGAATATCATAAAACAGTATAGCGTATGGAACTTAACAGACAGCTGATAATGGATGGCAGGGCAAAGGGACTGTGCTCACAGTACCAGGGCTTGCTTGACAGGAGTGACACCATAGAGAAGATGGTGAGGCTCTTCATCCGTGGGATAGATTTCTGTATCAAGAATGACTATCCGACACTGGAGTTTATGAGAGAGAATTTCAAGGGTAAAAGTGAGCCTTTCGGGGCTTATGTAGATGATGAGATCAAGGGGCTGAGGAATGTGCCTGACGTGGTGCTTAACGGTGACTGCAGGGCTTTCCTGGAATACGATGAGTACAGTGTTTCCAGGATCTATGCCAGGCATGGCACTGAGGCAGCGGTGAACGTCTCAGATCATGCGATCCTTACTATAGACGCTTTTGATCATTCACACCTGGTAGTGGCCGTGGCTGGTGGTAACGCCCAGGTGATGGTGAACAGATACGGTGATGCCCAGGTAGAATGTATCGGCTCTGGGATAAAAGTTAAATCAATAAACAAAAAAACATATTAGTTATGAAAGAAGATGGTTTGATTTTATATCTTCCGTTTGATGATCCAGACGGTGGTGGTGTTGCTTACGACTATTCAAGCAGCCGAAAAGATGCAACACTTTCGGGTGATGCCTGTTTCTCCAGGGACGCTGTAAAAGGAAAGTCTTTCGAGGCCAATTCTGGCAGCGCACAGACAGCCAGGGCTATTCCTTTCAGCAGTGACTTTACGCTGATCATGTATATTAAGCCTGTAGGTAACAAACTGGGATGGCTGTTGAACTTTTCAGGCATAGACAACTATCAGGATCACTGGATTGATGTTGAGCCAGACAAATGGATGTCTCTGGTATTCCAGAAGAAAGACAGTACCCTGACTGTCTATAAGGATCTGATCCAGGTGTATTCACTATTCATGTCTGCTGTGCCTGTTGGCCTTTCGATCAACGATCAGCAGCTGATGGCTGGTACAAAGGCACTCATTGATGAGGTTGAGCTTTACAATTCAGCAATTCCAATAGAGGATATTGCAGACATTGTGAATAACACTACAGATGTTGAGTACTATATCAATGGTATCAACTTCAAAGAGTTCGGTGTGTATGTCAGCAAGGCTAATGGCCTGGTTGGTCAGCTGGAGCGTAAGGAGGGTGCAACCGCTGAGTATGACACCTATCATGGACGTGCTTATGATTACAACTATGTGCGCTATAAGGAGCGTAAGATCTCCCTGGAATGCTTCATTGAGGCTCATAGCAGATCTGCTTTCATTGAATGGATGAATCACTTCTTTGAGCAATTCCGCTTAAAGGGAACCAGGAGGCTGAGAGTTGAGTACAATGGCAGCACAAAGCCGCTTGTATTTGAGGTGATAATGCTGGAGGGTACTGATCCTGATAAGACTTTCCCAAGGTACAATGAGAAGCTGATGGTGGGAACTTTCACACTCAACCTTGAAGAGCCTGATCCTGTAAAGATGGTGCTCAGGCACATAGGATCTACAGCCAACAGCCAGAGTAGCATAACGGTAACGACTGCAAAGAAGCTGGCGATCAGCTGGGGTGACGGTGAATTTACCAGGGGAATTGTCGGTACTAACCAGACAGTTACCCATACCTATGCTAATGCTGGTGTGTATGACATTATCGTTTCTGGAAACATTGAGGATATTGAAAACCTGACTACCAATGATATTGTTGTATGGCAGAAGCTGATGTAAAATACTATATTGATGGTACGGACTTTGCCACCTATGGGGTGTATGTGCAAGCGTCTAATGGTGTGGTTTGCAAACCAGCCATGAAAGATCTGCTGTCTGATGACTGGCTATTTGCACACGGTACAGTCTATGACCTTTCAAGCGTATATTACAAAGAGGCTACCCTACAGCTGAGATGTTTCATTGATGCCATCGGATTCAGTGACTATATCACAAAGGCCAACAATTTCCTTGGTAAATTTGCTGATTCACAGGAGCACACTCTGACGGTGTGGGCTGGTACTACAACCAGCCACACCTCTATTGCTTTCTCTGTGCTCTGTAAGGATTCCGTTGACATTGAAAAGGCATGGATGCCAGGTGAGTTTGTGGGAAAGTTCACGCTGAAACTGAAAGTGCCACATCCTACACGCCCATCAGGATCATGGAGTACGGCAAACCAATCCTCTGCTGATTCGGTAAGCTATTTCCTGGATGAGCACAATTTCCTGGGTTATGGCGTTTATGTTCAAGCGTCAAACGGTATCACTACCATACCTCAGATAAAGGATCCTCTGACATACGACTGGGGGACTGCTGACGGTTTAGACTACCACCAGGACGGTGTGAGATACCAGGAGCGTACCATACAGCTGAAATGTATCATGGAGGCCAATACATTCCCAGAGCTACTGAATAAGGCTCTTACATTCTTTTCACTGCTGATAGCAAACAGGACGCTGAGGCTTAGGATAATGGCTGGTGACAAAGCCCTGGTGTATGAGGTGATCTGTAAGGATGAGGTGAGCCTGGTTCCTGATTTCTCACATCAGAACAAATGCGTGGGCACATTCACGCTGAGGCTCATTGAGCCAGAGCCAGTGAAGAGGGTGCTTTATGGCAATGGCACTTGCTCGATCACCATCAAGAGCAAATCACCTGTAAACATCTACTGGGGTGACGGTACTCATGCTTTCGGTGTGAGCGGCAATGACGTAAGCCAGACGGTATCACACAGCGTATCTTCAAACTACGTGATCATTACAGGTGAGCCTAACGACTTCACATCTTTCACTTCTAACTTTACTACAGTATGGAGCAGATTACTTTGATAAAAAGGAACGGTACACAGGTAAACCTATTCAGTAAGGAGCCTTTCAGAACTGTCAAATCAGCTACACAAAGCAAGAGCCTGACAGGTATAGATACGGTGACGCTGAGTATTGTTTCCAGGGATGTGCTTACCTTTGATAAGGGTGATAAGATCCTGGTGAACGGTGACAGTTACTATATCCGTACAAAGGTGAACAGGGAGCTTACATCAGACGGTTCTTTCATGTATGATGCCGTTTTCTACGGTGTGCTTTATGACCTGATGAAAACCTCATACAGGGATATGGATGCTAACGGTAACTCTACCACATCCACATTCGATCTGGTGTACACCCTCAAAGACTATATAAGGGTGCTGATCTACAATGTCAGCCATGACTATCCAGGATGGTGGGTGTTCAATGAGACAGGATGCCCAGATAAGGATCCTATACCTTTCCAGTTCAGCTGTAACAACTGCCTGGAGGTGTTGCAACAGGTATGCCAGAAATTCAATGTTGATTTCAGGATCACAGAATCTGATGGCGTGCGTACCATCCAGATAGGCACTTTCGGATCCGTGATCACACCTCCTGATGGATCGGACTATTTTGAGTGGGGACGTGGAAAGGGACTGTATTCACTCAAAGAGAATAAGGTTGATGACAAATCAATCAAGACCAGGCTGTGGGTTGAGGGTGGTACTTCCAATCTGCCTACAGGCTACAGGAACTATGCCATGAGGCTACAGCTTCCACTGAGGCGCAAGAATAAGAATGCCCACACGCTATCCGATGGAACCGTCATTGCAGCCAATTCTGAGTACATCGGTATAACCTCCGAGAATGCCCGCTATATTGAAGATGCGACACTCTCCCAGACCATAGGCGTGGATGCTGATTCAAAGCTCTATGATGATATTTGCCCTACACGTACAGGAACTGTTACATCCATAGTCAATGATGATATTCTGTCATTCTATGACACTGGTATGGACTTTGACATCAATGAGCACCTGGTAGATGGTGTGAGCGCAAAGGTGACATTCATAACTGGCTTGCTTGCGAACCAGGAATTTGAGATCACCAAGTATGATGCCACAAACAAGAAATTCACCATCCTGGCATACCAGGATAGCCGTGGACTTACGATCCCTACGTCTGATACAGCGGCTTTCCGTATAGCAGCTGGTGACAAATACAAGCTCACTGATATTATCATGCCTCAGGCTATCATAGACAATGCAGAAGAGGATCTCTGGTATGCTGGATATGATGACCTGTCAAAGCTGAAACAAGCCAGGGTGCAATACTCTCTGGAGCTTAACCGCATGAGGCTCCTGGAGGTGATGCCCTCTGATTCCGACACTGTGATCTTCAAACCAGGTGACTATGTGCCAGTGAAAGATACCAGGTTTGGTGTTCAAAAGAATATCAGGATCCAGAAAGTGGAGCGTAACCTGTTGCTCAGGCACGACTACAATCTGACTATCTCAGACACTGCCACTATAGACATCTACACACAGGCTGTCATTGATACCCAGAACCATGAGGTGATCATTATTAACAACCAGCTCAGGGATCTGTCAAAGATGAGGCGTGGATGGCGAACCACTGAGGAACTGAGATCTATGATCTTTGATCCTGATGGTTATTTCGACATGGGTAACATCAGACCTCAGAGCGTTGACACTCTGATGCTGACAGTAGGATCCAAGAGCCAGCAGTTTGTGCTGGATGGAGTGGTGATAACACCTAATTATGGAGGCAACGGCAACAGGATTGTGATAACTGCAGGAAAGCTGTTGCATCTTACGATTGCTGAAAACGTAAGGGAGTGGACTTTGACAGCATCGGACACCACAATGGGCAACACCACTGGTTACTACCTCTATGCCAGGTGCTCAAAGAATGGCAATACTGGTGTATGGCTGGTGACACAGACACAGTATAAGGCAGATCCTGATGGTGACTATTACTATTTCCAGGTTGGTATCATAGGATCATACGATTCTACAGCCAAATTCCGTGATTTTACATCAACATACGGATTTACCAGGATCAACGGAAATACGATCACTACTGGTAAGATCATCACCTCAGACGGTAACAGCTACCTGGATCTGGACGGTAATAAGTTCCGTATTGGTGACAGCAGCAGCTCTTTGGACTATGGCGTTACAGCAGCAAATCAGCTGACGCTAAAGAACGTGAAGATCCAATCTGGATCTGGTGACGTTTCGGATATTGGTGTGTATAGAGGTGCTTACAATTCCGAATATATCTATTACAAGGGTGATGAGGTATCATACGACAATGGAACTCAGACCATTACCTATAGGTATATCAATTCCACACCATCCTCAGGCCATGCGCCTACAGATTCAACCTATTGGAGCGTTGTATCAAGCGGTGCTAAGGGTGACAAAGGCGATAAGGGAGATAAGGGTGACAAAGGTGATACTGGAAACACTGGTGCTACAGGTGCTGACGGTAAGAATGGTGATTACGTTGAATATCGCTATGCTAAGAACGGATCAACTTCTGTAGCTCCTGATCTTTCAAGCACATCCAGGACACCCAGCGGGTGGTCAACTAAAATGCCATCTGTTGGTGCTTATGAATATCTCTGGATGACAATGGCCGTTATCAATGGTGAAACTGGTGAACTGAAACAGAATTGGTCAACACCTATCAGACAGAAACCCTATGACGGTACTGATGGAGCCAAAGGTGACAAAGGTGACAAAGGAGATAAGGGTGACACTGGAGCTACTGGTGCTACTGGAGCCAAGGGCGATAAGGGAGATAAAGGCGATACTGGTGCAAAAGGCGATAAAGGCGATAAAGGTGACAAGGGAGATACAGGATCTCAGGGCTTACAGGGACTGCAAGGCCCAGCTATGGTATTCCGTGGAACCTATAGCAGTTCTAAGACCTATTACGGCAATACAAAGCGTGTTGACGTGGTAAAGTACAACAGTACATATTATGTTGCCAGGATAGATGCTCCATATACAAGTTTCTCAGGTGTCACACCTACAAATACAAGCTACTGGAATACGTTTGGTGCTGAGTTTGAAAGCATAGCCACTAACCTCCTGCTGGCTGAGAATGCTAATATAGGTGACTGGTATATGAGCCAGGGAATGATTGTATCTACACTTGGGACAGGAAATAGTATCAAGCTTGATGCTACAACACCTCAGATATTGGTACAGTCTGCTACCTCTGGTGGTAGCTACTCTGAGGAAACGAGCCTGGGATCAAAGATAACGATAAGCGGATCACAGGGTGTTGTCAGGGTTGAGGCTACTCAGTCATCGGTAAACGCTGTTTCATACCTCTCTCCTACAGGTGTGTTTGCTAACCGTGCTGGAACACAGGCTGTATCATCCGTTACAGGATATACCAGAAGAGGTGCTATAGTCGGCCTTGGTTACGGATCTCTTGCGGCTTCTACATGGGGACAAAACTATGATGAGGCAATGCTGGCTGGTGTATATGGTACGGCTTCAAACAGCACATATAATGGAGCACCTGCTTATGGTGGCTACTTCTATGATCTGAAAGCGTGCGGATTTATGTTGCACTACCTGATGATTGATTCAAGTACAAACAGTTATACTTACCTGAATAAGCAGTACAGCCAGGTTATCGGACTTCATGGCAGTGGTACAAAATATGTGTATCTTCCAACGGATGGCTATCTGGGACGTGTTATTATGTTCCATCAGATGGGTACTGGTACTATGAGAATCTACCCAGGATCAGGTCAGGTGATGTACGATGATGAAACAGAGAATAGCTACTATGACTGTGAATGTGGATATACGGTTATTGCTATATTCTGTAAGTATTATATAAGCGGTGTACAGAAGAATGTCTGGATGATTAGAAAGATTCATTTTTAATTAGAATTGTTATGGCAGAAAAAGTAATTTACGGATGGTTTGAAAACGGTTGCCTCAGAACCGTTGAGCTGGAGGATAGGATCCAGTGTTTTAATGATGAGAACGGTGTGCGAAAAGAGATCACTGTATCTGTTGATCATTACATTGAGGTGGCAAAGGCTCAGGGACTGAAACCTGTTGATCCGCTTGACACAGAGCGTATGGAAACCCATGAAGAGGACTATATTACGCTGGCTGAGGCTGTTGAGTATGAGGATCATATAGGCTGGAACTACAGGGATGAGCCAGATTTCCCAAAGTTCAAAAGGGAGATCAAGAGCCTCCAGGATGAGCTTGCATCGACAGACTACAGGGTTATCAAGTGCTATGAGGCTTCACTGGTTGGCGATCCTATGCCTTATGACATCCAGGATCTTAGAACCTCCAGACAAGCTCTCAGAGACAGGATCAATGCCGTTGAGTACAGGGTTGCTGAGCTAACAATGAATATGAATGATTAACCTGGTGAATGGAGGGGGTGGCTGGCTCCCTCCAGGATCCTAAAAGAAAGGAGGTGTTTATGAAATAGTATCTTTTTGAGGGCTGAAAGTGCCAAAAGTTGTAAAAAATGTGATTTTTAAGCCCTAAAAGTGTGTTTGTTGAACACAATTTGTTATTTTTGCAGTTAGAATTTTAATATAATCTCGATTATGGACGGTATTCAATTCCTTAGGATCCTTTCAAAAGGACAAATAACAGACCTGTCACAGGGCTTTACGCTCGGTGGTAAGGTTTTCTCGATCTATGTACGGCCAAAGGTTGCTACATTGAACACCAACATGGTTGTAAGCTGTAAGCTGATCTGTGACAAAGAGGCTGGTAATCTGCCTGTTACTCTCGGTGACTGGACACCCGCTGCCATCGTGGAACTGTCTGCTAATGCTATAGACCTAACGGAGTTTGATGTGTACTGGGGTGCTGGTGAGACTGTATAATCATTTTATTTAATTTTAAAAAGATATGGGATTACTTTTAGGTAGTGGCAACACAACGCCACAATATCCGTACTCACAGTGGTACGGTGTACAGGGTGATTTTACAAGCCAGGACTACACCCTTACCAGGGTGGGAAACCTCGACTTGCACAGGACATTGCCCATCCAGAAGAAACTGAGACGCTTTGTAGAGAACACAGACGGATCAGTTAAGTATTATCTGCACTCCAATGACAGCCGTAAAAAGGACGGTGGTGCTGCTGCCAACATTGACGGTACTGATGGTAACGTAATGCTGGAGAAACCAGAGTACTACAGGCGTGTTGAGATCATAGGCACAAAGTGGCTCTATGCTATCTCTGAGTACCCGCTGCCAGGATTCACACTGATGAGCCGAAAGACTTGCTCACCCTGGTACGCTATGTTTAATGCTGCTGGCACAGAGGCTATCTCTGCCTGTTTCCTGACATGGGACGGTAACAATGTAGCCAGGGATGCTGAAACGGATCTGCCTATCTTCGTTTCTGGTGCTCCAAGAGGTGGTAACGGTACTAACTGGGATGACACATACAGATCTCTGATCGGTATGCCTAAGACCAGTGTAGCTAAGTCTGATGTAAGGCCAAAGTGTAAGAATGGTACTCATCATGGCTTTGGCCGTGTGTTTGCCGAAATCGCCTGGTTACAGAGGATAGAGTATGCCTCTCTGCACTGCCAGGACACCTACACTGAGACGCTGACAGCTGACGGTTTCCATCAGGGCGGCCTGGGTAATGGTTGTACTGTTGTAAGTGGTGACTGGAGTACTCATAACTCATACAATCCATTCGTACCTTGCGGTGTAACTGCCACTTTGGGTAACAATACTGGTAAGGTTACATACAAGGTAAAGAACTGGAAAAACTCTGGTAACGATATGAACGTACAGGTTACTTCATACCGTGGACTTGAAACGCCATTTGAGTATCTTACCTCTCTGGCTGATGATCTGCTTGTATGGCACAAGCAGGATAAGAGTGAGATTTACGTGTGTGAGGATCCTACCAAGTTCACCTCTCCATCTGATAGTGCTGCTTCAGCTCCTAACGGATATGTGGCAGAGACTGAGCTTCCAAGGGCTACAGGCTTTGGCCTTACACTCTCATTCGGTGATCATGCCTATGGCTTCATTGATAAGACTGGTGGGGCTGAAAACAAGGGCGTTTGCGACCAGTTCTATTCACCAATAAACGCTGGTTTCTCAGCCTGGGGCTGGTATGGTGCCCTCCTGTCTGCGGATGCGCATAATGGTACGAGTGCGGGTTTCGGTTGTCTGCGTACGAATACTCGTTCCTCGGATGCGAATGCGCACCTTGGGTTCCGCCTGTGCCGTTTCTAACGGCTGCAATTCACGGTGTGCGGGGGCAAATTTTTGCCCTCCACACTTTGAAATCAAGTGAGAGAAAAAGAGTTCTTTGAAACAATAATAAAAGGTTGCTTAGGCCAGGTGCCCTCCTTGCTGGTAATGCGAATAATGGTGCGAATGCGGGGTTCGGCTATCTGAATACGAATAATCGTTCCTCGAATGCGAATGCGAATATTGGGTTCCGCCTATACCGTGGTTTTTCACTTACGATATGAAGATTTGACGTGGAAACTGTTTGACCTGAGCAACCCTACCACACAGGGGCTGCTGGCACTGCTGGCAGTTGGTAAAACAATAGTGTTTAAGAGGGTGTGAGTAAGTAATTGAAAGCTCCTGATTATAACAACGGCACAATGGATAAGAAACAAAAGGCTGTCATAAAGGCAGCAAACGACCTCAACCCAGCCGTTATGTACCGTGACTTTGAGGATGTGGGCTACTACATAGGGAATACTGGAAAGCTATTCCTATCCCCAGTGAAGAGGATCAAGAATGTATATCCGCTGATCTATGACACCCAGAATCTGATATACTCACAGTACACAGCCCAGAAAGGCAAAAAGCAGAGAGGTGAGGTACAGGCTTTCAATGATGACCTGAACGGAAACATGGCTATCCTATACGACATCCTGAGGGATGAGACGTATGAGCCTGGCAAATACCGTGAGAAGATCATATATGAGCCAAAGGAGAGGTTGATAATGATAGCACCTTTCTTTCCTGACAGAATCATCCATCACTGTGTGATCAACGTACTGGCTCCACACTGGTATCACATCTTCATTGCGAATACCTATGCCTGTATCAAAGGCAGGGGAATACACAAGTGTATGGAAGATGTTCATACCGATCTGGTAAGGGATAAGGCAGGAACAAGATACTGCCTGAAAATCGACATCAGAAAGTTCTATGACAATGTGGATCATGCCGTACTGAAAAGGATCCTGAGAATATCCATTGCAGATGCAAGTCTGTTGAGGCTGTTGGATAAGATAATAGATAGCAACGGTAAGGAAAAGGGACTGCCTATAGGCAACTTCACAAGCCAGTACCTGGCTAACCTATACCTGGCATACTTCGACCACTGGGTTAAGGAGTATCTGGGTGTGGAATACTACTACAGGTACATGGATGACATTGTGGTGCTGGCAGGGAGCAAGGCGAGACTGCACTATGTGCTGGATGCCTTTGCGCTTTACCTGGGTACTGAGCTGAAAGTGGAGATCAAGCATAACTGGCAGATATTCCCAGTTGATGATCGTGGTATCGACTTTGTGGGATTCAAGCAGAATCACTATGGAATACTCCTGAGAAAGGGGATCCTGCTGAGGTTCTATAAGAAGCTGGAAGAAACAAGGGAGAAATACGACATCAAGAGTGAGGATGATATTAAGCACCTGTTTCCGTCTGAATATGGCTGGATAGTCAGATGCGATAAGGAGCACAGTGAATTTATATTTAAAAAATGTTTGAATTATGGCAAAGTTAAATGTTTTGTTTATCGGGCTGCTGGCAAAGATAGACCAGAAGCCGCTGGTGATTGATGATCTTCACAATGGTCAGGGCACATTCCACTACAATCACAAAATTACTGAGGTAATGGTGATCGAGGATGAGGATGGTAACATAACTGTTACTACCGATGAGAAAAAGGCCACTGGCACAATGTGGCAGTATGACAGTCTGAGGGTTGAGTTCCCAAAGACACGTAAGAATATCTATGCTACTCTTCTGGAGGCTCGTTATCCCCAGGATGTACAGCAGAAGCTCCTGAATGACTATCAGGCCGCTCAGATGGAGATCCTGGATGAGGATGAGGCAGAGGCCGCTATTGCCGCCTACACTGCTTTCCTCACAGACCGAAAGAATATTAAGGCTATGGTTAAGGCTGACTGCCAGGAACAGGGTATTCCAGAGGATCTATGAATAAGCAAATAGAGGATTTCGTAGATGATAGTGTATCACAGGGCACAAACGACATCTTTGACTGTGAATTTACATCCATTGATGCTGTTATTAACCAGGTAACTGTGTTTACTGGGTGTGATCCTGAGAGGCAGACAGAGAACGGATCTCGCTGTCTGGTAGCCTATGGTGACGGTTACAGCAGATCCGCTTTCTTCACTGACAGCAAGAAACTCAAAGATGTGTTTGCAAGCCCTAAGAGACACTATCCAATGCGTGCGATAATCAAGGTAGTGAGATATGGAAATATGTTTGGTTTCAGGGTGTTCCCTCCTAACGTTGAAATAACCAGGGAGGATTCGGATAACTTTGAGGCTTACAAGAAAAACAAATGGAGGAAAAGATGATACAGGAAGGACTTGAAACTGCCAGGACTATAGGTGATGTTGGGATGATGGCTGTAACGGCTGCATTCTTTCTGGTGCTGGCTGCTATGCTGATGATCACCTGTTTCAAATGGTTCAAGACCATCATAAACAATATGCTGGATAAGAACTCTAAGATGATTGATGAGCTGCTTAAAGAGACACGTAGCCAGAATGGTATGCTGTTAGACATATCAGAGGGCTTGCGGCCTGAAACACAGATCAGGATCAAGAACACCTCCAATATCTACTTTGACTATGCGGTTGAAAAGGTATGCCGTATTATTAAAAAGGTACACGAGGAAAACCACATAGTTGATAAGGAGGCTACCAGAAAGAAGATCCGCACACTGCTTATCAATCTGCATGATGACCGTAACAGCCGCTTTGACTACTACACATACAGGGGGAAAAGGCTTGCTTCCTACACCTCACCTGAGTGGGTTGACTGGGTGGCTGACGTAGTGGAGGCTGAGGTGTATTCCGATAGCCAGAATAACGGACGTGCGTTCACCAACGTACAGGCGGTTTATGATCGTATAAAACTTGACTTTTACCATAAAATGAACAGCTGAAATGATCGTATTGATAGACAATGGCCACGGTGAGGAAACGCCTGGCAAAAGATCCCCTGATGGAATACTCAGGGAATACCGATATACAAGAGAGATAGCCGCTGAGGTACAGAGACAGCTCCAGGAGAGAGGCTACCAGGCACAGCTCCTGGTTCCTGAGGATAAGGATATTTCCCTGGGTGTACGCTGCAACCGTGCCAACTCTGTTTGTAGGAATTTCGGTGCAAAAAACGTGATCCTGGTTTCAATCCATGTGAATGCTGCTGGAAGCGGCCAATGGATGAAAGCTACAGGATGGAGTGCCTATACAACAAAAGGTGTAACTAAGTCAGACAGGCTGGCTGATAGTTTGTATTCAGCTGCCAAAGAGGTGCTGCCAGGTGATAAGCGGATCCGTACTGACTACTCAGATAAGGATCCAGACTGGGAAGAGAACTTCTACATCCTGAAACACTCCCTTTGCCCAGCCGTTCTGACTGAGAACTTTTTCCAGGACAACAAAGAGGATGTTAGCTATCTTCTTTCCCTGGAGGGCAGGAATGCCATTGTGAAGATCCACGTTGAGGGAATTATTAACTATATCAACAGTCTATGAAAAAGTATTTGATTATTATGTGCCTTGCACTTGCTGTATTGAGTGCCTGGCTTGCACACTCCCTGTATGAGAGTAGTTTGGATAGGCAGAGGCTCAGGAACAACCAGGAGGCTCTGATGAGTGAGGTTAAGCTGTATGAGACAAAGGCGGGTGAAAGTGCTGCCTCTGTGCTCAGGATCCAGCTTACGAAGAGTGAACTGGAGAGGAATAACCAGGAACTGTGCCAGGAGGTTGAGGATCTGGGTATAAAGCTGAAAAGACTGCAGTCCGTTTCACAGACCTCTACACAGGGTGAGATCCATGCAAAGGCTGAGATCAGGGATAGTATCATCTATAAGCCAGAGATACACCTGGTAGATACCCTGAAAACGTTCAGATGGAAAGATCCTCCCTGGGCTTTCGTTGAGGGTATTATTGACAGTGGAAAGGTTGATCTTAGCATAAGCACCAACGATACTATTATTCAGATCGTACACAGAGTACCTAAGAAGTTCCTGTTTTTCAGGTTTGGCACTAAGGCTATACGACAGGAGATTATAACGAAGAATCCCCATAACAGGATCAGGTATTCTGAGTACATCGAATTGAAAAAGTAGCTTTCTGTAGAATAACTATACTGCCGATCCGTGCCAGCTGTGAAGTTCGCACGGATCATTTTTTACTCAGTAAATTTGGAAGTTTCGGGAAAAATACATACCTTTGCAGAGCCGATCTGAAATCGGTGTTGCATTTGCGCCCTGATCCAGTAATGGTGATGGGTGCTTTTTGCAAGAAAAGATGCAGAAATTCTACAATAGTTCTACAAAATCAAAGTAAAACCCTGTAACTGGTTGACAATCATAGGATGTGGGAAATCTCTCCTAAGCATTATCCATATTCAGGGATGCTGGTTGATCCAGGTGGTGATCTTTGGTTTTCTTGAATGCCCTCTAAGCCCTTGTAGTTCAATGGATAGAACACGGCTCTCCTAAAGCTGAGATATGGGTTCGATTCCCATCGGGGGTACAAAATTATCCTTTTTCTTTTTCAAAATCCGCAAATTTTGTATAATTTTGCTGCGGAAAGTTCTACAAATATTCTACAGAGGCTCAGTATGGTTACTTTTAAGGCAGAAGTGTATGCCCATCAACGTAAGCAGGATGGTACATATAATATTAAGGTAAGGGTTACGCAAAACCAGAAAAAGCGTTACCTGGCAACTCCCTGGTTTGTCACTAAGGATGATCTCACAAGATCCATGAAGCTGAAAAACCAGAAGTACATAGATCTTACGGATGACCTGATCAGGACGTACAGGAATAAGTGTGATAACCTGGGTACGAAGATCAAGGCTATGACAGTTGATGAGGTGGTGACATATATAGAGAAGCCTCAGGAGGCTGAGAGGTGGGATCTCGACATTGTTCAATATACCAGGGATCACATCAAGAGGCTGCAAGAGACAGGACATGATGGAAACGCACAATCCTATAAGGTAGCCATCAATTCCCTGGTGAAGTTCCTGGGTAGGGAAAAGGTAAGCATCAGTGAGATAACAGTAAATCTGCTGAAATCATGGGTTGACTGGATCCTGAAACAGGATAGGGTTAAGCTGGGGTTTGCACCTCATAACTATCTCTCTAAGCTCAGAGCCATCCATAACATGGCAAAAAAGGAGTTCAATGATGAGGGGGCTGGTATCATCAGGATCCCAAACTCTCCTTTCTCACACATCGACTTACCTAAGGAGCCAGTACCAGAAAAGCGTGCCCTGACAATAGAACAGATGAAAAAGATCCTGGATCTTCCATATATCACAAGCCCATACCCTAACACCAACAGATACAACTTTGCCCTGGATCTTTTTATTCTGAGCTTTGCCCTGGTTGGTATGAATCTGGTAGATCTGTACTACTGTGAGTGCTGCACTGATGGTAGGATAACCTATGACAGGATCAAGACAAAGAACAGGAGGGCTGATCATGCCAGGATTTCAATAAAGATCCAGCCAGAGATCCAGGCTCTGGTTGATAAGTACAGGGATCCGACAGGTAAAAGGATGTTTAAGTTCTACAGGATGTATGCCTCAATGACTACTATACATAAGGCCGTTGGTGCTGGGCTTAAAAAGATCGCTGAGGCCATCGGTTTAGATGAGCTTGACTTTTACGCTGCCAGGCACACCTGGGCTACCATTGCACAGAATGACGCTGGTGTGGATAAGTGGACTGTACACACGTCTCTTAACCATGTTGATGATGAGACAAAGATCACAGATACCTACATCAGGAAAAGCTGGGATCCGATTGATAAGGCAAACAGAAAGGTGCTTAACCTGGTGAAGATTAAAAGGCACTTTGTTGAGCCTGTTTTGCCTAAGCAAAAAAATAATTTTGCCTAAGCAAAAATTACAAGTATCTGAAAATAAACGTGTTGCAAGGTTGATTTTGCCTAAGCAAATTTTTTATTTTGCCTAAGCAAAGCAATTTCAGCCAAATTTTGCGGATTTTGCTGAAAAACAGGCTATTATTTTGCTTATACTTTTGCTTTCATTTTGCTTATACTTTTGCCTAAGCAAAAATACTAATACGTTGATAATCAGAAAATTGCAAAGGTGCTTAATTTTGTTTCGCTTTTTCCTGTTTTGCCTAAGCAAAAAATATAAATATCTGGAAATGAGGATAATATAAAGATAATTTTGCCTAAGCAAAAATTTGGTATAAGTTAAATAGGGGTATATATACTATATATAATATTAATATTATTATTATTATTAATAAGGAATATGTATGAAATAGGGGTATGGGGAAAGAACAAAAGAAATGCCCACCAATCAGGTGAGCATTAAATAGAGGATCAGGATGATTAAAGCCAGTACACTAAGTAAACCGATAACAGCTTCTTTAAAGCTTGTTTGCTGGATCTGATCAGCTGAAACATCAAACAGCCCTGTTTTTTCTGGTTGTGCTTTATGGCTGGTTTTCTTTCCGCTGATCTTTTCCCTGGTGTAGATACCTGTGCCAGGAATGCCAGCATTGCCATATATACCATTCTTACCAATGTTTATGCTGCCACCTTTGCCGCCAACAGTTACACTGGTTCCGCTCTGGGTGAAATTCAGATTAACACCTGGAGCGATCTTTGCACGCTTTCTGAATCTGATGCCCATTTCATTCCTTACTTTGTTTCTTAAACATCCTGCCTGATCCAGTCAAAAGCCATTCAGCACTCACTCCGAAATCCTTAACCATAGGGTAGAGCCAGGAAACCTGAAACCATCCCCTATCCAGATCCTTACGCTGTGCCAGGAAATTGCGCCTGTCAATCTCATACCTGGTGCAATAGGTATTAACGCCTCTTATGTCACCTTTGGCTATGATAGCATCCAGGGCACTGTAGAAACGCTCCATCACATTCTTAGTTATCTGTGTGTTCATATATCATTATATAATTTTCCGTTGTCTTATCTGGTTTTCCTTTCATATCGACACGCAAGGGTGAATAGATGCTTTCGCCTCCATCAATTAGCCACCAGCACTTAACCGTTGCTGTGTCACCATAGAGAGTGAAAGGTGAAGATACACCTCCAGGTTCCAATACTCCAGTACCTACATTGAGGCTGTGCGTACTGTCACCATTCGTAATCGTGAAGTATCTGACAATACCATATCCAGCAGAGAAATCACTTTGGTCATCACTACCACTGGAGCAAGCTGCCAGCACTAATGCCAGGAAACACAAAACCTTTCTCATGCGTTTATGAAACTCAGATCATCCATTAACTTGGTAAACGGTTCCTGGGGCTTACCCAGGATCTTTGCCTCAGTCTGTGCGCTTGCAATAGCTTTCTTCACATCCAGGATCCTGCTATGATCCAAATTCCCACTGATCACCTCTTTATAGAGATCAATCACCATCCTGTAATACCTTTCCATAATTCAGTCTTTTAATTTTTCGATAATTGTTATTAGTCTATCCATTTGCTCCTGGCTCTTTGTGAGCTGCTGCTGAGCCTCCTTAGTGAGTTCACGCTGTGCTGCCAGTTCATCCAGGAAACGCTCAACAGTAGCCGTACTGGTAAAATGATTCCCATTGCCAACCTGGTTATTGAAGATTGCAGCCTTTCCCTGGTTTGCTGGATCCAGCATTTCACCATATCCATTAATTAACCAATCTTCATTAAATATACCTCTGAAAGCACTATTGAATCTTTTTAGGAAATTGTCAGTTAGAAACTTTTCATCTCCTTTCAAAGCACTTGAAACGTTAGGTGGGGTAGCTCCCATCCTATCAGCCACATCCTTTTGGGTGTGTATTATTCCGCTATCTTTTAGATGTTGGAATGCAATTTTTAATCTTTTCGCCTTATCCATAATAGGAATGATTATAACTATACTAATTATTAAAAATTCTTAAATAGGAACAGAAAATTCCTATAAAACTTGGTAATAAGAACAAAAGTTCCTATATTTGCACCCGATAAAGTAACTTTGTGGGCACAAATATAATAAAATATGTTTGTAAAACACAGAAAAGTATGTTAAAAATGGCAAAGACAAAATTCAGAGAAATCTACGATGCGCTGCCAGCAAGGGCAGGGAAAGCACCTAAAACGGTGTGGATTGAGCGTCTGGCTAAGATCTGTATGGTATCTGAGCAGACTGTACGCTGCTGGGTTTATGGCACACAAAAGCCTGATGCCCTTAAACTCTCTCTCATTTCTAAGGAGCTGGGTGTACCAGCCGAGGAATTGTTTTCTTGATCAGTCAAAATGCAACACCGATGATTAAAGTTTTAGAAAACAACGGCTATAAGGTGAAAGTAAGGAGTGATGAGGGAACTATGCTTCTTATTGCCCAGAGGTGCTATACCGAAAAAGGTATCTCCATGAGGGGAAAGCCATTCTATAAGGATATGGTTTGGATGGTTTTCGGATGGTGCTCTGGACGTAAATTCAACATTGATGGCGTAAACCCAACCATGAAGAGTAAAAAAGAGGTGTTGGATGCCATTAAGACACACCCATCTTTCACAGTAGCCGCCCATGAGTTAGGACTAATTTAAAATTTCAGATCGCATGAAACAAGCAACATTTTCAAACGCAATTCAATGTGCCATTGCAACCATTCTTGCAATACTGGCATTTGTAACAGGTGTATTCACCTTAACAGTACACAACATCTTCTTTAGTGTAATGGCTGCTGCCTTTGCCAGGGTGCTGTATGTTGATAACTTATATGGTGAGAGTGTGAAACACTATTTTCAGAGAAAGAGAGGTAAATAATGGCTGTGACACTGGATCTATTTGAACTGAAAAACCTCTGCATGGATATGGCAGAACTGGGGGTTAGTAATTATATCAAGCAACAGGAACCCGCTAAGGATCTTCTATCCCAGAGGGAGGCTTACAGGCTGTTTCAGGAAAGTAGAGTAAAGGAGTGGAGATCAAGAGGGCTGATCAAGCCCATAAGGATGGGAACGTCTGAGAGATCGAAGCTGCAATATTCCAGGGCTGAGCTTATGGCTATTGACAAATCTGAGAGGTTAAATCTTTATATCAACAAATAACAGTTATTCTATGGAGATCGTATTAAAATCCCTACACCTGGTGAATTTTAAGGGAGCCAGGGATCTGGAGCTGTCTTTCAGCCCAGGCACAAGTCAGGTGAGAGGCGAGAATGGTACAGGTAAGACTACCATCTTCGATGCTTTCACATGGCTGCTATTCGGTAAGGATAGCACACAACGCTCTGATTCCAATTTCAACATCAAGACCCTGGATGCCCAGGGAAACCCGATCCTGAAACAGGAGCACTCTGTTACTGCTGTGCTGCTGGTTGATGGTAAGGAAATGAAGCTGAAAAGGATGTACCGTGAAAAGTGGGAAAAGCCTACAGGCACTACCACTGAGACCCTAAAGAACCACGAAACACTCTTCTACGTGAATGATGTAAAGCTGCCTACAAAGCGTGAGTATGACGCTAAGATCAGCTCAATCATTCCAGAAAATGTTTTCCGTATGATCACTAACCCTTTCTTCTTTAACAGCATGGCTGCTGAGGATAAGAAAGTGATGCTCCAGGATATGGTTGGCAACGTCACAGACCAGGACGTGGCACAGCTTAAACCTGAATACGCTGAGTTCCTTGCTGAGCTTGCTGGCACTCCAATAGCTGAAAAGGCTAAGGAGATCAAGGCTAAGAAGAGTGCCTGTAATGAAGAGCTGGCTCTGATACCTACTAAGATCGAGACAGCTAAGAAGCTGAAACCAGAGGCTGAGGATTGGGATGCCCTGGAAAAGGAGCTGGCAGAGAAAAAGGCTAAGCTGGCAGAGCTGGAGGCTCTTCTGAGAAATGACAGATCAGCCAAGAATGCCCAGATCTTTGAACAGCGCAACAGCCTACAGACACAGATCAATGACAAACAGCTGGAAGAGAGCAAGCGTAAGAATGCCCTCAGGCTGGAGGCTGATAAGAGCTATAACCAGGCAGTCCAGGAGGCAGAGAGCACAGCCGCCAAACAGCGTAACGAGATCCAGGCAAAGATCAATGATCTCCAGATCGCTATCACTAAGAGAGCTGGAGAGGTAAAGCTGAATGCTGGTAAGGGCTATGAGGATGCTAAGAAACTTGTGGCAGACCTGGAGGGTAAGATCAGACAGCTCCAGGAAACATTGAAGCGTCTGCAAGCCTCTAAGGATGTCCTGGAGGATGATATAATGGAAGCCCAGAAGAATGTGAGCGACACTGAGCGTAACATTAATGAAACTGAGGTGATGCTGATGGATTGCCGCAATGACTATAAGGCTCTTTCTGCAAGCCAGTTTGTGATGCAACCTGATCAGATGATATGCCCTACCTGTAAGAGACCTCTGGATGTGGATGATATTGAGGCTAAGCGTCAGGAACTGGAGGCCAATTTCAATGCTGAAAAGGCTGAAAAGGTCAAGGCTAACGTTGAGAAAGGAAAGTCTGTTAAGGCTAAGCTGGAGAATCTACAGGCTACCCTGGATCGCCAGAGAAAGAACATGACGGATAAGGAGGCTAAGCATAAGCAGACTGAGAGCGATATTACCAACGCTGAGAATGAGATCAAGGTGCTAACCAATGACCTGGTATCAGCACGTGCCAATGTTCCCGCTGAGCCAGACTACAAGAAAGCCCTGGATGGTGATGCTGAGTATATCCATCTATCCCAGGAGATAGAGAGGCAGAAAAAAGATCAGGAGAGTATCACAGCTGCTAAGGTTGATCAGCCTGACTACCTGGAGATCGAGACAAAGGATCAGGTGCTCATAGGGATCAAGAATGAGATCACGGAACTGCAAAACCAGCTTGGAGCCATTAAGGAGCCTAAGGACGGTGAGCCAGTTGATAACTCTGAGGCTAAGGCTGAAAAGGTGAAGATCTCAGGAGAGATTGATGCCATTAACCAGCGTTTGGGTCACAGATCCATCCTGGAGCGTGCCGATAAGGAGATCAAGGAGCTGGAAGATCAGAGGGATAACCTCAATGCTGAGGTGGCAGACCTGGAAAAATGGGAGTATGACTGCCTCCAGTTCCAGAAAGCTAAGGATGATGAGCTTCTGAGACGTATCAATGGACTTTTCCAGATGGTATCTTTCTCATTCGTTTCCGCTCAACTCAACGGTGGAGAGAAACTTACCTGTGTTTGCACAGTGAATGGCACTCCCTACCCTGATGTGAATAATGCTGGTAAGATCAATGCTGGACTGGATATTATCAATGCGATCTGCAAGTCAAAGGGTGTGAATGCTCCTATCTTCGTGGATAACGCTGAAAGCGTGAACAATGTCCTGGAAACATCCAGCCAGAAGATCCTCCTGTGCGTAACCACTGATAAGAAACTCTTAATCGTATAAGTATTATGGCAGAAAACAATGCAACAAACACTCCAGCACCCGCCAACGGTGGTGCTGTGGCTCCAAAGGTCAATGAAAAGACTTTGGAACTGAAAAAGATCCTGAATGCTGACAGTGTACAGGAACAGTTTAAAAATGCTATGGGTAAGGCAGCTCCATCATTCATAGCCTCAGTGATCGACCTCTTTAACTCAGACAGTAAGCTGAGAGAGTGTAACCCTACTCAGGTGGTGGCAGAAGCACTGAAAGCCGCTGTGCTGAAATTGCCGATCAACAAGTCTCTGGGCTTTGCCTATATCATTCCATACAAAAACAGCTATCCTAAAAAGGATCAGTATGGCCGTGATATGATAGACGAGAAAGGTAATAAGATCTGGGAGAAAAAGATGGAGCCTACCTTTCAGCTGGGCTATAAGGGATATATCCAGCTTGCTATGCGTACAGGCCAGTACCGTACACTCAATGCCGATGTAGTCTATGATGGTGAGGTGAGACAGGTGAGCAAGCTCACTGGAGAGATCGCCTTTGACGGTGAGAAGAAATCGGATAAGGTTGCTGGCTATTTCTGCTACTTTGAGCTGCTTAACGGATTCAGTAAGACGCTATACATGACCGTGGATCAGATGGCTAAGCACGCTAAGAGATATTCTAAGGGGCTTAAAAAGGAGGTGACTGTGGAACAGCTGATAGCCCTGGCAGATATGCCTGTATCTACTGATGATTCTAAGACAGTTGGTTGGCTTGGTAATTTCCACTCTATGGGTATCAAGACGGTTGTAAGAAACCTCCTGAGCAAATACGGCTATCTCTCTATCGAAATGCAAACTGCCATTGCCGATGATCTCAGAAGCGAGGAATGGGCAGATGCGCATGAGATAAAGGATGATGATGGCCAGAAGCTGCTGACGATGAGCGGTGAGGGAGCCGTGAATGTGGGAGGGGATGCAAACGGTGGTGAAGCGGCTCCTGGCAGTGCTGCTGATCCCAATGAAGCACCCTATTAAATCTCTGTGCTATGGTACTGAAAGTGTTAGGCAGCTCCAGCAAGGGTAACGGCTATATCCTGGATAGCGGGTCAGAGGCTCTGATCCTGGAATGTGGTGTAAACCTCAAAGAGGCAAAGAAAGCCCTGGGCTTCGATGTCAAAAAGGTTGCTGGATGCTGTGTAACCCATCAGCATAACGATCATGCTGGCTACCTGGATAAGTATGCCTCCATATTCTACACCCTGGCACTGCCTGAGGTGTTCCAGGCAAAGGCTTTCTCTGGGAGCCGTGCCGTTCCTGTGGAGATAGGCAGACAGTACAGGCTGGGCGGTTTCCTGGTGATGCCGTTCAAGGCTGAGCATGACGTACCATGTGTGGGCTGGCTCGTAAACCATCCGTCTATGGGGCTGCTGATGTTTGCCACTGACACCTGTATGCTTGACTATACCATCCCTGGGCTTAACCATGTGCTGATAGAGTGTAACTACTCAGTGGAAGATCTCAGGATGGCTATAGAAGAGCACCGTACAGATGAGAGCCAGGTTAAGAGGCTTGCAAACTCACACCTGGAGCTATCATCAACAAAGTCTTTTCTTAGCCGTAATGACCTGTCAAAGGTGGCAGAGGTGGTGCTGATCCACCTGTCTGGAAACAATGCCAATGCTGATCGGTTTGTGTCAGAGATCCAGGCACTCACTGGTAAGCCCACCTATGCCGCCTACACAGGTCTGGAACTGGAACTTATAAAGCTGTGAGATTATGATTAACGGATTCACCAATGAAACAAAACCGCTATCGGAGTATGAGCGTGATACGCTTACCCCCATTGTTGTACGTGGACTGTCTATGAAGATCGGCAAAGAGCGTGCGATAAAGAATAGTGAAATCTGTGCTAAAATGCGTATGGCTGGCTATAAGATCGACAATGCCAGGCTTCGTAAAGTGATTAACCACATCAGAGTAAATGCCCTCCTGCCTGGAGTGATAGCAACCTCAGAGGGTTACTATATAGCCACTACAAAAACGGAAATGGCAGAATACATAGCATCCCTGGAGAGCCGTGAGAGTGCGATCCATGAGGTAAGCGTGGCTCTGAGAAAGCAGATGGCTCTCTATGAGTAGCAAGGTTATTGTGGAAAAGGTGAATGGCCTGTTTAACCTGAATAAGCTCTATGTGTGGTTCGTACAGGCTCTGGATGGAATTTACCTGGTAGAGGTGAAGAAAGTCCGTAAGCCCAGATCCAATGATCAGAACGGCTGGCTGTGGGGCTGTATATATCCCCTGATGCTGGATGCAATGGTGGATGCTGGCTGGGAGTTCACAAACACAGAACAGTTGCATGAGTTCTTTAAGGCTCAGATGACTGCAGATGAGGTGGTGAACAGAGAGACAGGTGAGATCGTGAAGTTCCCATCATCAACATCCAGGATGAGCACTGTTGAGTTCAGTGCCTACTGTGAGAAGCTGAGGGAATATGCCAAAGAGTTCCTGAATGTGGAAATACCAGATCCTGATAAGTACTGGATGCTCAGAGACAATGAAGATCATAGCAAATAACCTGGTATCGGAATTGATACGACTGTTACCAGTGATCATAGAAAGCGTGCCTCCAGGCCAGAGCCTGAGAGTTCAGAACGCTATCCGTATCGTGAGAAAGATAACTAAGAAGTTGAACAATCTAAAAGAATTGGAAAAATGAGTAAGCAGATTATTGTTACTGAGAATGAGGTTAAGGCAGCTCTGGATGCTGCTAAGTCCCAGGAGGTGAAAGACGTGCTGGCAGCTCTTTTCTGTAAGCCAAACAGCAAACCTAACCTGGATGATTACAAGTCCATCAAGACCTATGAGGATGCCTGTGAAGCCCTGGATATATCACCGATCTATTCGGATGATGCTGTAAAGGCTGTATGTGATAATGTCAATCAGCACTGGGATTTCAGACAGGAAATGCCAAAGCATATCATAGCACTGATGAAGCTGGAGGTGATCAGCCGTGCCCTTTGGGGAAGAGACTGGGAGCCTAAGCCAGATGCCTCTGGTAATACCTGGTTCTATTATCCCTGGTTCGCCTTATTCACACAGAATGAGATAGACAACATGGATGCTGCTGAGTTTGAAAAGCGTGCCCTCCTTGCTGGTCTTGCGGATCTTGGTGCGTCGGCGGGGTTCGGCTGTCTGAATACGTATAGTCGTTCCTCGCTTGCGACTGCGTATGCATCTATTGGGTTCCGCCTGTGCCAGGAAACAGAAGAAAAGGCAGAATACTTTGGCAGACAGTTCATCAGGATTTGGGCTGATTACCTGGCTTTCAACTTTACGGTTGGTGAGCCTATTGTGAAACAATAAATAATTATTCAAAATGGAAGAAAAACAAGCAAAGAGAGTTCCTGAGATCATGCTTGCTGATGATCCGATGGAAAACCGAGAGCAGATCATGCGTGACAGCTGTGATCAGATCGTTGAGAAGTTCTACACCCGCAAGTTCAGCACAGAAGAGGTGCAAGGCAAACGTGCTGAGTACTGTGAGGTTGGTATGAAAAAGAGTGCCCTTGAAAAGGAATTGAGAGAGGTTTCCGCTGATCTCAAAGGAAAGATCAAGCCGCTCAAAGAGAGACAGGATGCCATCCTGGATGAGATCAAACAGGGTGGTGAGCAAGTCCAGGGTGACACGTTCAAGTTCATTTTTGAAGAGATCGGTAAGGTTGGTTTCTATGACACCAACGGCTACCTGGTTGAAGAGCGTGATATGACACCTGAGGAAAGACAGCGTACAATGTTCCAGGCCATCCGTAGAAATGGCACTGAGGGCTAATAACATTATTCATTAACATTTTAATTAGTACTATTATGCAAGAAGAGAATTTTGAAAAGTCAGTATGCGTGAACATTGAGAACTACACAGGCGATAAGCCAGTAGAGGTGATCATTAGAAAGGGAGAGGCTGCAAGAGCTGCTGATCCACTGCCTACTAAGGCTCCGATCAAGACCAACATCAAGGGTGTGATCTCCACTCCATTAGACTGGCTGGAGAAACGTGTTAAGACCATTGATCAGCTTAAATCCCATATCTTCGTGGATCGTGAGGCTATGAGTATCACCCTTACCACCAGTGAGGATGATGAGTACCGTAAGGGTACTATCGTTGGTACTGTGGAGTTCACTGAGATCTTCAAAAAAGCCCACATCAACGATGATCATTATGGCTGGGATCCTGCACGTCTGGGTCAGTTCTT